AGACCAAAAGTCTGGAAAGTCAAAAAAATAAACGCGTCAAAGGATTGAGTTGCTTTTATGTATTGGTTGGTTCTTTGGGGTTCTGCAAGGTTTGGGCCAGCTTCTTTTGCCTTTGTTTTCAGAGGGTTTGGTGTCTGCTCTGTTTCTTCGGGGGAGGCAGAAGTAGCTGGGGGGAGTGCCTCCGGCACGGGGGTTGCAACGCGTGTGCGCGCTCGCAGGCGCTAATGTCCCTGCGGGCGGGCGCCCAGGCATGCGCCTCAACCCCCCTTTAGTGGCATATCACTGATAGCTGGCTAGGAAACCTGTCTACGTTACGTTTGAACCCCTAGAAAACGAGGCGTTCAAACCTAACGTAAACAACGTACACGGGTATCATCCTCGTGTACGTTATCTTTGCCGACCCCCTCTGCGGCTCGTTCCCCGCCTGCGTAGATTCCCGTCTTTGCTGGTAGAAGGGAAAGTAGGGAACTCTGACCGCTCGGTCAGGAAGGGCAAAGTATGGAGAACAGGCAAGCGCTCTGGGCGAAGATCAGGCGGTGGGCACCCGAGGCGCACCGCGACGGCACCACTCCCGAGGACGTGGCACGGCGTGTGCAGCAGACCCGGAGGGGGCTGAAAGGGGTGAAGCAGGTGGAGGTGGCTCGATACGCCGTACTCCTGAGCCTGGAGGTGGAGCTCAAGGCGATGGCGGGGCGGAGGTGACTGCGGAACGTGACCCTGACGTGTTGGAGAAGGCGCTGAAGGCTTTTCGGAAGGGTCCGCTGACCCACGCCAGACTGAACGCGGCGCTAGGTGGCAAGTACCTCAATGTGACTGGCGTCACGCAACGCCTCCGCGTCCAGGGGTATATCCGCGAGCTGGATCGTGTGCCCAACGGAGGGAGGGGCGCTCGGACGATCCGCTTCGAGATCACCGAGCTCGGGCGACGGCACCTCGACCCTCACGCATCGCAAGCGACGCCGGGCATGTCCGAGGAGGTCTACCAACTCAAGCTCGCTACCCTGATCGCCCTCACCGACGAACTCGCACGCGAGACCTACCGCAGGTTTCTCCTCAAGAAGCCCCAGTATTCGGATCTGCCTTTCGAGAAGCTCACGCCGGTCGATGCCGTCCTCTGTGAGTCTGACGACTGCCCGTATCCGAACTGCCACGGCTATCCGGGAGGACCTGCGGCCTATCGCCGCTGTGTGTTCTGTGAGTCAACGCCACCGACTGAGGAGTAGAATGGGAAAGAAGAACGAAGCACGACAAGCCGCGAAGAACGACTCGAAGATGACCCCCGAACGCGAAGCGCAGCTCCTGGCCCCGTGGCTGATCAAGGAGCTGCGCTGCCCATGTCTGGTGCAGATCCTGGAGGAAAGGCCAGACACCGACAACCCAAGAAAGGGGATCGACCACTACTTCACGATGCACTACATGGGAGCCGCCGAGTACGAGTTCGGCGCGCTCCCCCAGACCCTGCAAAGGATGCGCGCCGAGCTCGGTGACATCAAGATCATGCAGATGCCCCTCCCCGATGGGCGCATGTTCTGGTACGTGGGAGTCGAGAAGTCCTGGGGCTACGCCAGGGCGTATCTGGAGTACTGTCTCGATCCGAGCAAGCGCACGGTCAAGACACAGATGACGGGTACGTCGAAGAACACCTCCGGCCCCAAGTACAAGCTGGCGGGCGACAAGTTCTCTTCCCGCGAGGTCGGCTGGTGGGTGGTACGGGACGAGAACAGCGATCGAGGCAGTGAGCTGCGCGCCACCGACTGGGCGCTGTTTGATGACGAGAAGCACGCCAAGAACTTCTTGGCAGGATTGAGGAACTAATGGAGTTTTCATTCACAGAAGACGTGTATCGGGTGACGCTGCGCAACGAAGACCTTGATGGGAGGTCCCGCTGGGTGTTCCACGTGGATCGTGCGCAGGTGGCGACGCCGGACATCGCAGCCTGGGATTCGGTTGTCGAAGGCGTGACGCACCTTGTGTCAGATCTGAGCCACGACCATGCAGAACGAGCCGTACGCCGTATCGCGGACACGCTGCTTCCGATGCTCAACTACGCTGACGAGAGTCAGATCGAAGAGCACGCCAAGCACCTCGCACAGACGGTTCACCTCAACGTGTTCGACACGGGGTGTGTCACGATCGAAGTGAAGGGCCTTCCCTCGAACACCCAGGCAGGCATGGGGTTCAGGACGACCGCCCCGCTCGGCCTCCCCCTGCGTCTCTACCGCCTGATCGCCATCGGCATGTTGTCGAGGGCGGGGGTTATGGGCGGCGAAGCGAAGATGACTCTCAACGGAAAGCTCTACGACCTCCCATGATCCACGACAACCTGCTCCCCATCACCGTCAAGTGGTGGGGCACTCTCACGGCGCTGGCCATCGGCACCGTCATCACCTTCGGCGTGATCGCGCCGTACATCCGCGCCCAGGAAGTGCGGGATCACCGCCAGTCCCTGGAGTACATCCAGAGCCACCAGGGCGCGATGCGCCAGATCTATACGCAGTACTGCGATGAGGCGCTGAGCGAGGCTCAGCGCCGCGCGCTTTTCCGCCAGCTCCGTCACGAAGCCGATCTCATCCCCAACAGCGTCCCGGCCGACATCCAGGATGCGCTCAACCGAGGTGTTCGATGAAGTATCTGTACCTTCTGCTCTTCCCCCTCCTCCTCGCCAGCTGCGAGCAGGACACTGCCAACCGCCTGGAGCGCGAGCAGGTGAATCGCTCACAAGAAGGACTGGTGCGCAACCAGCCCGCTCCCACGTTCGACTGGAGCCTCGAACGGCACCTGATGACGCAGCTCTTCCGCGCGCGCAACTCGCAGACGCTCACGTACACCTACGTGTTCAACCGCAACGGCGGGCTGCTGTTCAGCTGCGAGAGCCTGGGCTTCCCGATCCCGGCGACCACCCAGCTGACCAACCCGCAGACGGTGGTCTACAACAACGGCGGCACCGCCATCCCCCAGGCCGAACCCAACGGACTCTACGCACCGCCCGACACGGATGGCACCTTCGTGATGTGCCTGGGCGAGGGCTCGGGGACGGTCGAACCCGTGTACATCGAGGACCCGGTCATCACCACCACGCGGCGCATGGTGATGGTGGATGGGCAGCTGACCCGCGCGCCCGGGAGCCACTCGGCCACGCAGCTGACGACGAGGCGATGAGATGCTGACGAGAGCCAATCTGGGGTACATCCGCGACCCACACCTGTCGAGCCTCGACCGCGCAATGGAGTGGTGCTCGACGAGTGAAGTAGGCACCTCGCACGAAGATGCTGCGCATGTGGTGGCCTTCTTGCGCGGAACGCCGGGGGCGCGGCCCGGTGACCGACAGTGTCGCCCGCGAGATCAACAAGTACCTCGATCGCGTGGCGACGGTGATTGAAGTGAAGGACGGTTCTCTTCGCGAAGAGAACCGGACGATCGTGACGCTTCGCGCAGAGAACCAAGAGCTTCGCAAGCAGCTCTTGGAGCAGTCCCATCCGACGATGGAAGCCTTCGAGAAGCAGAACGACACGATCCAAGAGCTTCGTGACGCGCTCAACAAGGAGCAGGCCAAGCTCGCCACTCTCCAGGGCACCTTCACCGCCCTCGAAGCGGACCGCGACGCTCATGAGGCTTGCACGCTCCGCCTGCGTGGGGAGCTCGCGACGGCTGACAGGGAGAGGATGGAACTGCGCGCGTGTGTGCGAAAGCAGGCGAGCGAGAACGCGCAGCTCCAGACGCAACGCAACGTCGCGAATGACATGGCCCAGACCCTCCAGAACGCCAACACCGATCTCCGTTGTGCGATCAGGGAACTACAGGAGCAGAAGACCATGAGTGAACCCGCCAACCTCAAGCCCATCACCCGAATCCCCGGCATGCAGTACGCGGTACGCGAGGTCGAGGAGAAGGCGCCCGACCCCTCCACGTACACAGTGAGCGTTACGGCGCTCAACGACCTCAAGGCCGAGTACGCGAAGCTGGCGACCGAGCGCAACGACCTGAAGACCGAGCGCGACGCCTTGCTCGCCAAGAGCCGTGAGCGGGCGGATCGAAGCGGTGAGGAGTACGCCAAGTCGGTCGACTACACGGGCCTGCGCGAAGCGGTGGACCGCCTGAGAATCGCCACCTTCGACATCGCCCTGCGCCTCGCCGACCTCCCCACCCACACCCCCTGACCCTCCCCACCGCCGCCACCCCCTCCCGGGTGGCGGCACCCTCCCCATTACTTTTGGGTATGACCCCCAACTGGATCTGGATCTCCTGCCCCGAGGGCTTGGAGATCGAAGTTACCACCGACTACCTGCAAGACGACGCTGGTGTTCGAATGGCCCTCACCCCGGCCGTCGCGCAGCTCTACGCCGACGAGTACGAGGCCATGCTCCCGACGCCCGCCATCGTACGGCGTATCCGGGAGGCGCCTGACGCCGTCCACCTCCCCTTCCGCTCCGTGCGACCCGTCACAGGCGAGAGCATCACCGCCCATCGGCTCGTGCGCACCTCCAACGAGAAGATCGAGGCGGACCGCGCTGGGCGTGTGGGGCTCTTCGTGGACCACAAGAAGGACATCGTGGTGTCGCGCCTACTTCGAAAGAAGCGCGACAAGGTGATCATCTACGGCGCGTGGTACAAGGGCGCCGTCAAGCCGGTCCAGCCGCTCTGTACCGTGCACTCGAAGAAGTACGCCGACTACTCGCACGGCACGCGACTCGTGAGGAAGCTGGGGCGTTTGAACGGCGTGACCGTGCAACTCACACAGGTGATTGCGGGGCTTCACGGCTCTCCTGCCGCCTGGGCGCTCTCGGATGAAGGCGCCATCGATCCTGCCTACCTTCGCTACGTAGTCTGAATCCGGCCCACGCTCTGGTATAAGACTTTGAGTGCCAAAGAAACGGCGCTCTCAGGAGAACCACCATGAGCGAGAACCCTGCCATCCCTGCCCCCTTCTTCTGCCTCGCAGCGAACGTTCGCATCCCACGAACCATCGCCGAGTGCGACGCCGCCCTGGCCTTCGTCAAGGTGCGGAGCAACTCCATCCAACAGCAGATCGAGCACGACAAGGCGCGGGGCATCACGCGTTCGGAGGATGCGCTCTCGCGCCGCGAGTTCGCCCAGATGCGTTGGGAGACGCGCGCGGCGGAGTTCCTCCTTCGCAAGGAGCAGCTGATCGCGGACGCGGACATCGAGGAACGCCTCGCCGAGTGCAAGAAGAAGTACCGGCGACAGGGGCAGATCTCGAACCTCAACCACAACGCCCTGATGAAGTTGCGCGCGGCGGTGGTGCGTGAGGTGACGGCGGAGTTCCCCGATGCGGCGTGCCAGGAAGCGTTGCCTGAGCCGATGCAACGCCTGATGGCGGAAGCGACGCGGCCGATCGACCGGAAGCTGCTGACTGAGGAGGTGGAGTGATGAAGTTCCATTATCGACTGTCGTCCACGGCGCACGTGAAGGGTCGCCTTGATATCGAAGCACCAACGCGCGAGGAGGCTGACGCCAAGATGCGAGAGAACATCGGCAATGTGAGCTGGGTCTACAACGGACTGGCTGAGGATGACAGCGAAGTCGAGATCTACGAAGTGACAACGAAGGGGAAGTGACATGATCAACGAGAACGAAGCGGAGAGCCTCCGGGAGCTGATCCGAGCCATGGCGGTCCACCTACGCAGGCTCGGGTGTGTACGTGATGCCTTCATTCAGGACGGCGACGACTTCCTGGTGTGGACGCAGGACAACGACGAGAGCGGGGGCGTGTACGACTTCCGATTCCCCGAGAAGGGCCAGACATCGACGCTCAACGGCGAGACGCTCATGCAGGCGTTCTATCGCAACTCGGCGTCGCTTCGAGATGTGGAAAGCGTCTACGACAAGGACCTGCCACGCCTGTCCGACCTCGTCGCGCGCTTCGCCAACGTCGTCCTGCTCAGTGAGATCACTGCGCGCCAGGAAGTCTCTACCGCCAAGGCCACGCTCCAGGAGCGACTCGCGGACATCTTCTCCCGCGACCCCGAGACGCTGCTGGCGATGCCGAACTACCCGAGCAACTGCAAGCGATGCGCTACGCCCCTCGACAAGAACGGGCTCTGCGAGGATGAGACGTGCCCGCACTCCGAGTGGAAGCAGGACATCGACATGGACACCGACTTCGACGATGAAGGCAAGCTCAAGGACCCTTCGAAGGTGAGGTTTCGTCAATGGCCGTGAATACTGACAAGATTCTTCGCCAGCTCTCCGAGCTGGTCATCTGGAGTAGGATCGACAAGCTCTCCCTGGGCGCGCTGCGTAAGGCGTACGGAGTGGAGGCCGTCCAGTCTCTGCTGATGCACGGACTCCCGGAGACACGTACGCAGCTGGCCGTGGCCGAGCTCCTCCTTCGCCTCGCCAACGGCCACGCGATCCCCAAGAACCTCGGCATGGAAGCGGAGCGCGCGCTCATCCACGAAGAGCTGGGGATCGACCCCAAGAACACTAACTGGGAGGAGTACGACTCGTGATGACACGCGGTGAACTGCATCGGCTGATGCATAAGGTCGATCGCGAGAAGGCGAGGCACCACGAGGCGCTCGTACGGCGTATGGAGACGCACCTGGGCGCGCTTCTCAACGGGGCCCCTCCGTATGTGTGGCTGCGGAGCTACTGGTACGGACCATCCGCCGTCGAGTGGTTTCCGTACGGCCACCTGATCGGGTTCTTCACGGGAAGCGACCCGAAACTCCCGCTCGCGCTTGACACCACACAAGCAGGTGCGGTTCTGCTCTACGACCTTCCTCTCGAACGCCTCTGGGAGATCGAACCCACCATCTTCAAGATCCGTGGTCGCGTCCCGCGCGGCCCCACCCCCGACCCCTATGACAAGCCGCCTCCAGGGGGTTCGCCGAGGTATCACTACTGGCGGCGCCGATTCGCGGGTGGGTTCAGACCCAACCGTCGTTTCTGGATGGAGGGCGACGCAGGGCAGGCTGCGATTCTTCGCGTTACTGTGGATGAAGTTCGGCGCCTCACTGGTAGGTTCGCATTGAACGCGTTGCTTGGCCGATGAAGAACCCACCCCACTGCGACACCGAACTCATCGCCTCTTCCCTCGAAGAGGGCGAGACCGTCGCCGTCACCCGTGACGGCAATCACTACGACCACCGCATCTTCGTGGAGATCGACCTGGATGGTATCGTCCTGGCCGATCTCCACGGCAACCAAGAGACCGTGGATGTCATCACGGCAAGCCGACCGCTGGCGGGGATCCCAGCGGACATGGAGATCGTATGAGTGAAGATGAGAAGAAGCCGCTCGCGACCGTGAGCGTCGACCTGGACAAGTACGACCTGATGGCGCTCGATCGAGCGTTGAAAGAGTCGAGGGCGTCGACGCCCTTCACCGAAGACCACGGCGAGTACATCCACGACTACTTCAGGGCCTACTGGGAGAAGAACCCTCAGGCCGAGGGATACGCCGTACGCATCGAGTGCGTGGGCGATGAGCTGCACGAGCCTGATCTCCTCGGCATCGCCCACGCGCTGGTGGGCCTCGACTCCTCTCGCGAGGTGTTCGATCGCAGCTACATCAACAAGTGCTTCACGCTCCTGCGTGTCAGCCCCAAGGAGCAGGCGGTGTTCCCGGACCAGCTCGCCCTGGGGCAGTACCTGTGCGTCTACCGCCACGACTTCAGCTGGAGCTTCTACATCCTGACCCCCGACTTCGTTCGGTTGATGGAGACCTCCAGCGTCCTCAAGGGCCGCTGCAAGATCCGCCGCGACTTCCCCGAGCTCTTCCCGGAGGGCGCATGAACCCCTACGCCAAGATCCTGAGCCTCTTGGAGGCGCTCCCCGACGAGGAGCGTCTCCTGGTCTCGATGTCTCGCCGTCAGAAGGTGGGTGAGAGGGAGTGCGGCTGTCTCTTCGGGACGCTGCTGCCGAAGGGCGGCTTCGCGCTGAACCCGCAGCAGGAGGCGAGCGCTTCGTTTCGACACGAGACAGACATCCCCGAGACGCCGATCGCACAGTGGGGTCACGCGGTTCTCGGTCTGGACGACCACGCCCTCTACGACGTGGTGAGAAAGCTGGAGATCGCCAACGACTACTACGAAGTGGTGAAGAACGACCCCGAGACCTGCCGCGCGCGATACCGCAGCGTCTGTGCGCGCTTGCGCCTGCTTTCTGCTGACTACGAAGAAGACAACACAAGGAGCTCGACGTGAACCCCTACGCCAAGATCCTGAGCCTCCTGGTGGAGCTCCCCGCCGAGGAGCAGGGGTACGGAGACGCCTGGGCTGATCACGTCGGCGACTTCTTCGCGCCGCCTTGGCCGCGTGGGTCGGGGCGGTTTCTCACTACTCACCGCCACATCACGTACTGGAGCAACCAATGACCAAACGACTCTACGTCGAGCACTACGAGCTCACCACCTACACCTACGCTGACGCCCCACGTTGCTACGACGACTCGGACAACGCCTTTCAGGACCTCGTCACCGACACGTCGTCCGAGAATGACGAACCCAAGACCATCGCTAAGCTCACCGCTCTCTCCGCGCAGTCGCTCACCCCCTTCAACATCGAAGAGATCGGGGTGCCTCGCGCGCGGGAGTACGCACGCCCCCTGATCCCCGACGAAGACTTCGCGAAGTTCGTCCAAGGGCCCGACATCCCGCTGCGCATGAAGGCGCTGTGGCTGCTGCGCCTTCACATCAACGAGAGCAAGGAGCGGGGACGCGTCCAGCGCCCGAACGACGCGGACGCGGTCTGGCGTGCCGTGAAGCTCGCAGTAGGCACCCTCGCCGTCGAGATCGAGGACTTCGCGCACGCGGACGCTTCCGTGGTGGGCTATATCGGCTTCCGCAAGCTCCGAGACTACACACATCATCTGCTCCAGTTCGCTCAGGCGCGCTGGAAGGAGCACCCCACATCTCTCATCGAACGGGCGACCGTCGCAATCCTTCACGACTTCTACAATGATCTGCTGGAGTTCCCGACGGCGGCGCCGATCGAGACCTCCGAACACATGCAGCTTCACTGGTCCACTGGGAACTACATGGACGGCACGCTCGCGCACCTGCTCGTGTGCGACTACGACACGACCAGCTGTTCGGGAACGATCAGCTACCTGATCGACGGCATCTACTACAGCGCCGCATGCGACAAGCTGATCCCCGTGACCACCGGCCACACCGGCAACCGCTGTGCGTGGTTCTTCCCGCACACGCTCTCTCGTCACATTTCACTGGGAGTCCTCCGATGAAGAAGATCTGGATCGACCGCTACATCCTCACCGTCGCCCGATACGCCCCCGACCCCAAGCCCTACGCCTCCGACCTCGACGGGCTCCAGACGCTCATCGCCGACGGATACGCCGGGCACGCGCAGGTCCAGCTCGAACTCGAAGAGCAGATCGGCCACCCGCTCTTCGGTGTGGCCGAGACCCTCAAAGGCGTCGATCTCACCAAGCTCGTCCCCAAGGGCGAGGCGGAACTCATCGACGCGGAGGGCATGTTCTACCGCATTCGAGGGCTCTGGACGTGGTGTCTGGCGCAGTCGGACCGACGTGGTTCGTACACCGAGACCGAGTGGGTCAAGATTCGCAATCGGGCGGAGGATCTGTGGCAATCCCTCGCTGAGACCCTCGCCGCGCCCTACGACTCTCTGCGGGGCGCGTCGGCCTACCAGATCTACCGCCGCTCGCTGAACGCGGCCGAGGGAGTGCGGATGAGCCCCGCCGCACGCGCGGCGCCATCTGGGGTACACGCCTTCCACGTCATCGAGACGTTCCGGGATGAACTGCGCGCCATCGACACGTCGCCCGCCCAGTGGGCGCTGACGCCGGAGGGTGGGCGGTTCGCACGCGTCTACCTCAAGCGCGGGAACTTCTTCGAGGGCGCGCTCGCCCACGCAGTGGGCGTGATTAGCACGCCCCTCGACGCACCCATCACCTACAACCTCGGTGGCTACCAGTACGTCGTACGCCCCCAGGATCAGGTCTTCGCGGGGCCGAAGCTCATGCTCTTCTATCCCAACGAGGTCCGCAAGATCGACTGAGCTTCCTGGTACAAGTACGGACGGCGTACGGCGCGTTCGAGCGCGCCGTACGCCGTATTGGTTCACACTCTTTTGGTAGGGAGGTAAGATGACAGTCAAAGAAGATCTCATTACGGCGAGGGCGAAGGTCGAGACGGGGTGGTGTCAAGGCACAAACGCACGGGATGCCCAGGGGCAACCGATCTTAGCCGAATACCCTGACGCAACTAAGTTCTGTGCTATGGGCGCGCTCGTCTCCGTGTGTGGTCACTACTTTCCGGCACATCTCTCGGTGCTTTGCTCTGTGCTCCAGGGTCGTGATCATCAATGGACTGTCAGCGCATACAACGACCACCCTTCCCGCACCCAGGAGGAGGTCCTGGCTCTCTTCGACAAGGCCATTGCCCGTGTGGAGTAAGGGCCGAGAGGTTGAAGAGGGCGCAGACCCGATGATCATCCGCATGGCCCGTGCTACCGACTCCTTCTGTCTGATGCAGTCGGCTCCAGTAGGGTGGGGTTACTCTGTGTGCTTCAAGGCCCCCGGTAAGTCGCGCCTCGGCTGGGTTCACACACGTGCACAGTCGGTATCGACGGCCTCGAAGGCAGCGCAACGGCACATGGGACTGGCCCGCGACAGGGGCGTCGTGAACGAATACGGCGTCACACCCAGCTACTGGCAAGACTTCGGTACGTGGGTCGCAATGCTCACCAAGGACCAATACGACTCCATCACTGAAAAGAGGAAGACCAATGGTAACTCGTGACGTTCTCCGCGCCGCCAAGGCGTTCATCGAACAAGGCTGGACCCAGGGCTGTTTCGCACGCGAGGCCAAGGGGTATCCGGTCAGCGCCACCTATGGAGGTGCTACGCAGTTCTGTGCAGTGGGTGCGTTGAATCGCGCAGCGTGGGAGAGTGGCGCAGCGCCCAAGCGTGCGATCGAGGCTCAGACTCACCTGCGCTCAGCGCTGGATGTCCGGACAGGCAAGGCGTACCCGAGCGTGAGCGAATACAACGACAAGTGGAACCGCACCAAGGAGGAGATCCTGTCGCTGTTTGATGAGGCGATCCTGATCGCAGAGAAAGAGGAACCCAAGTGACCACCCCCCGCACAAACAAGCCTCGCTCGCGCCCGCACCTACATCGAGAAAGGATGGACGCAGAGGGCCTACGCACGCGATCATTTCAACGAGCCCTGCCGCGTCAGCGACGACAGCGCGACCAAGTTCTGTGCGCTCGGGGCCGTGACGAAGGTCAGCCTGGACGCACATGACTCTATCTGGATGCAGGCCACCTTGTGGTGGGCCCTTGAGAAGGCCGCAGAGCAGCTCGGCGTGGTCCCCGCCATCGCGACCTACAACGATGGCCCCTTCCGCACCAAAGAAGAGGTCCTGGCGCTCTTCGATGAGGCGATGAGGGTGCTGGAGAAGGAAGAGATCTGATGAGTTTCATGAGTCAACGCCTGTTCGGCCTTCGCTATCTCAACGCGTCGGCCCTCTCGATCTCAAGTCACGTGCCTTCCCAGGTTCTCCGAGGCCACGTGGCCCACTCCCGCATCTACGACGATGTCTTCTGGGCGCGCTTCCACGCCAAAGCCCGACAGGCGCTTTCTCTGCTCTACTGCGAAGGGCGTCGTACGGCGTACGGCCTCGTGTACCTGAGCATCACCACCCCCTGGCGGTTCGGCTACGACCCGAACGTCCTGGCCGTCAGCCGCGCTGTCGGCATGTCCCACAAGTTAGCTGGTGACCTCAGCTACCCCAAGCTCGCCGCGATCGTTCGCCTCGGCTACCGATCGCCACGCGTGCTCGAACTTCAGAAGCAGCGGGACGAACTTCTCGCGAGGGAGGAGCTGACGGCCGAAGACGCCAAGCAGCTCAATGCGATTCGAGATGAACTGGACACCCTCCCGCAAGGTGAGTCGAAGTGGCTCTTCGATGCGCCGCAGGTGATTCGCCAAGCTGCGAAGGAGATCAAGAGTGAGTGACAAGATCCAAGTGAAGTTCGTCCACGCCGACGGCGACGAGACGCACTTCGAGATCGAGCGCAAGAGCCCGCCTTCAAGAACACTGACAACGAGTCGTGGGCTGAGCTATCCCTGCGAGATGGCAGGCACTGGCGCAGCAGCAATCAAGAACTCGGTAGGTAGGATCTGGCGGGACAAGGACCTGAATGTTCCACGCGTTGTCGCGGTGTACACGGACGCAGACACCCTCAGCGGGATGTTGGAGCATGACGCTAGTTGCGCGGATCTGCGCACCATCTACAGGCTCCAACGTTCTGATGGCCGTGAGGTAAGCATCGACGGTCCGCCTTTCGGCTACGACCTGACCGGCGTGACGCTCCGCACACCAGATGGCGAGCCATACACAGACACCAAGTTTCTATGGGTGTACGAATGAACCCCTGGGAGAACCTCCTCAAGCTGATGGATGCGACCCCGGCGCCACGTCGTCGCCTCCTCACACACATGGCCTGGAATCACAACATGCAGTGTGGCTGTGTCTTCGGCACCTTCGACCCCACCATCGACCGCGAGAAGTCCTGGCAGTACGACTACGCCAGACGCAACCACACGCAGCCCTTGGTGGGCGAGTGGTTGGCGTCCATGGGCTTCTCTCCAGCGGACTGCCTCGAACTACAGTCCGTCAATGATCGTGGGGTAGTCGACAACCTCACGCCCGAGGATCTATGGCGTTTCATACACGCCTACGTCGACGCGCGCGCTGGGCGTGTGGCGATCAAGTACGCGATCATGCACGCAACAGACAAACTGAAGGAGTCACGCATGGCCATTGACATCAGCGAGACGGAGTGGGTCAACATCCTGGGCGCGGCGAAGAGTCGCCTGGAAGACGGGTGGTGCAAGGGAAGCCTCGCACGAGATTCGAGCGGGCGAAAAGTCAGCCCGGACAATGCTAGTGCGGCTTGTTTCTGCATGCTGGGCGCGATCGCGCGCGAGATGCACGAGCGCTCCCGCTGCCCCGACAGCTGGCGCGATCTGGTGGATCCGATCCTGGCGCCACACATCCCTGCGGTCGGAGAGGAAGAGGGGGATGGGGAGGGTCCGGACGCGGACGACGACCTCGCCCCTGCCGCCGCGTTCAACGACCGCCCCAACACGAAGCTGTCGGACGTGCTGGCCGTCCTCGACAAGGCCATCGAATCGGTGGCGAAGTGAGTGAGCTGTCCAAGTCCCAGTGGATCGAGACGTTCCGCGCAGCCCGAGAGATTCTGACGACGCAGGGGTGGAGTCAGGGCGCGTTCGCGAGGGACGCTTCCCGACGCCCCTGCCCGCCCCCGAGCCCGGAAGCGTGTAGTTTCTGCCTGATCGGTGCGGTGTGGAGAGCTCTCGCAGACCAGGGGCAGGCGCGTCCAGGGCGGCGTCGGCATGCGGAAGTTACACTGGAGCAGTTCATCCCCGAGCCCGACGCCGCGCGCGGCTACGACAACATCCCGGCCTTCAACGACCAATCCACCATCGAGGACGTGCTCGCGCTCCTCGACAACGCCATCAAGACACTGGAGAAAGAGAATGAGTCGCATCACGAATGACCCCCTGGTCGCGTTCCTCTACGAGCTGACGCGGGACCACGCGCCCCTGCACGCCGTGTCTGAGATCATCGACAACGACAACACCAACTCGCCCGACACCCCCTGGTGCCTCGAAGACGACAGTCGCGCCTTCAACTGCGAGAACCTCGCCACGACCCTGCGAAGACTCGACCCGCTGCCGGAGCTCGTGCCGCCGAAGATGCGGGTGAAGGCATGACCACCGACGAGTGGTACGGCCTCCGCCCTCCCGAAGGCACCAAGCGCGCCTGGGCGGCGCGGGCGATCCTCAACTACGGCAATCGACGATTGCCGCTGGAGTTCCTGCCGGATCGACAGAGCCGCCTCGGCGCTGACGTGCCGAAGAAGGTCATCAAGCGCTTCATCTCCGAGGTGAAGAAGGACCTGCGGGACTCCGGGAGCGATCTGGACCCGCGTGCCGACTGCGAGTACGAAGTGAGCCTTACGGCGTATTCGAAGTGGGTGATGCGATACAACCCCCGGGCGTCGGGTGGCTATCTCTACATGGTGCTGTTCGAGAAGGAGGCTACGACGTGAAGATCAGCAACACCTATCTGGCCCAAGCCGCCGCAGCGGAGCGTTTTCTCAAGGAGCAGACCGCCCTCCTCCCCACGATCCGCTTCGAGAAGGGAGGCGTGCACATGATGCGCTTCCCCGAAAACGAGGTGCCTCACGAGATCTCGCTGGACACCGTCCGCATCCTCCAGGTGGAGACCGGCCACGTTCTCATCTGGCACGGCGAAGACACCCGGACGTGGATGAGCAAGGAGGAAGCCGTACGCAGGTGTTATGACGCGTGGAGAGCCCTGCACGCCATGCCGTCGTACCTCCAGATCATTCCGAAGGAACCTGTCGGATGACGCCCTATCGGAAGTACATGTGGAAGCAGGTCGATGGATGGGCCCGTACCACGGCTGAGGAACTCCGCCGAGGGTGGGGCTGGAAACGAAAGCCGGGGGTCAGCAAGTCGGATCACCTGGAGTCCCTCATCCGAGAACACGCGCTGGTTCTCGGCGGATTCAATCCGGTCGCGCACGAGCTGGCTGAGATGGACCGCAATCCCAGGCGCATGTACAGCGCCTGGAAGAGATACGTCGACCTGAGCACCAAGTACTACAAGGAGTTGAAGCGGCCCTGACCCACCAAAGACGAAGGGCGTAGGAGAAACTCCTACGCCCTTCGCCCGACCGCGACCAAGCCGTCTCAGGCAATATACCCTGTCCCCTTTTCTTTGGCAAGCGTACCCTTCTCTCATGGCCCAACGCATCTACTGGACCCCGCCCGAGGTCTACACCCCCACGCGCTACGAGGTCCACCTCGTCGAGACCCCCGAGCGCTTCCTGACCTCCATCGCCCATCAGGTCCCCGGGCCCTACTGGGAGGCGCCCTTCCGTCGCTTCTCCATCGAGGACCCTCAGGGCACCGACACCACCGTGTACCGCGTACGCGCCCTCGGCCCCAACGGGGAGCTCTACGGCGACAGCGGCCCCTTCCAGCCGTCCGCCGCTGTCGCCGCAGGGCTCGCCTCGCGCACCCGGGTGGACCACAACTTCGAAGACCCTGACAACCTGCGCTACGTGACCCCCTCCAACCAGGGGATCCCCGACGCCATCATCCGGCTCTTTCGGGCCTCGGAGTGGGACCGTGGGCGTCGGGACGTGTCGGAGTACGCCGTATTGACCGACGCCACGGGCCGCTGGAAGGCCCCCGTGTGGCTGGAACCGGGCCTGGACTGGGTGCTGATCTTCGAGAAGGCGGGGGAGTTCGGGCCGGATGAGAGGCGGATCACGGTCTGAAAGGGAGCACCTCCCCGGGTATAAGTACGTGGAGGTGTTCTATGGACCGTTCTGACATCCGCGTTCGCTATGTGCTGGGCTACCGCACGTTTCGCGTCTTCTGCGACTCTGACTTTCTCCTGAGCCGCTTCCGACTGGGCCTTTGGGAGAAGGCCCTCGGCACCTACGCCAAGCACGCGCCCGCAACCTGTCGCGAGCACCCGCTGACGCAGTACGACTTCGTGATCGCGCCCGTGAAACGGAACGCGGCGGCTCCGGATCTCCCTGGCTGGGTCCTGGAGATGGAGTACGTCGCAGACCACTTCACGCCCAGTGTGATGGCGAAGATCAACGACGATCTCATGGGAGACCTCAACGGGACCCTTCGCGCCCTCGGAATCAAGGACCTCAAGATCCACTTCCGGGCGCCCTGAAACAGGGGGTGTTTTCTGGTATAAGGAGGTGTAGGAGCAGTGTGCCCTACAGGTACCAGGAGAACGTCCATGAAGATCATCCACTCTGCACTGTCCACCGTCCACGGCCTCGCCACCCGCCTCGGCGCCTCGGATCAGAACGCGGAGATTGCCGCGCAAGTCGTGGTGGAGTCCGCGTTCGTGCTCGTCCCCACCATCATCAGCGCGGCCCTGCCGCCTGCGATGACGGCCTTCTCGCGCGCCCGCCGCGCCCATGCAGCCACGTGCTGGGGCGGCATGACTCAGGCCCTCGTGATCCCCGAGATCAAGGCGTGGGTGAGGTGGCGGGCAGAAGCGCTCGCCGCCGCCCAGGCGCAGGAAGTGGTCGGAGACGACATCGTATTCGAGAACTGATCTCCTGCCCGACTCACCTCGCGAGAGGTGAGTCGGGCGTCGCCTTTTCTTTTGCCCCCAAAGGCGCTAGTCTGTTCGTATGCGTGACAACATAGACGATGATGTCGACGATGTCGACACGTACCTCGTAGAGGCCACTGAGTTCTTCCGCGCAGAGCCCTCCCGCTACGCGCCCGGGTTCAGTGGGAGTGAACTTCGAACAGCTCCGCTGGAGGCGCTGTACGGCCCTGAGGCTGTGTGGGTCTGCCGGGATCCCGCGAGGTACGAGGAGTTCATCAAGAAGCTCTCGCCGGAACAGGTCGCGCGCTTCCACACGGACAGGCGGCACAACCGCATCCTTCAGTCGATGGCGCGGGTGGCTTACGCGTACGTCGTATACGCGGGCTGGAGCCCAAGCCGGTGGGAGAAGCTGTCAACCGTCCGTCGCTACGACTTCGGCCGTGCAGCCCTCTTCATTGAGCGTTGCCTCTTTACCTACGGCATCGGGGACCATCTCCGGCGCATCTCCATCTTCGAAGAGGCCATCGGAGTGACGACGGCGTTCAAGCTGGTCTACGCGGGGCTGTCGTGGGGGGATGTCAGGGAGCCGGTTTGATCAGACGGACGTATAGGTTGCCGTCAGGGCGCGCACCTGTGTAGGATCCTGCTTATTGAACGCAAGCGGCCTGTTCAAGACCTCGTGGTAGTCGCTCCGAAGCTCATCGAGGTTCTTCACCGTTTGTTCCGGTAGATACTTCTTGACTCGGTCGTAGCGGTTACCCCAGCGGGCAGCGGTCTGTGCGCCCTCGCGGGTCGGCGTGATTCGCCCGCCCATCCGGTACCTGTTCAGCGCGGCGTCTTCGATGGGCATACCGGCGGTGTACGCCTCCATACTTCGATGCGTACGCCCTCCCAGCGGCGGCGTGTAGTTGGCTACCATCCCCATCTCCCGGAGCTTCTTGCGAACTCGCGGATCGTCCTTCCCGGTCGTGGCGCGGAGCTGATCGAATACGCGGAGTGCCTCACTGTCACGCTGTCCGATTCTCTCCGCGAGTAGCGGAGCTACGCTGATGTGGCTGGCCACAGGATTCGCATTGAGTGTGCCGTGCCCCATCGCGCTCATACCTTGACGCTCCGCCAGTTCGTGCGCCGCAGTGCTTGAAAAGAGGCTACGATCGCCCGGCTCGGCAAGTCGGGAGTAGAGACTCTGGGGAATCTCTTTACCGCTCACCATCGCGCCTTGGGCCACCGCCTTCGTTGCGCCACGCCCACTCATCAGGCGCAGCGTCGTACCGACTTGAGTGCTCACACCGATCTGACCCCCCTCCATCGAGGGGATGACTCCCGGCCCAAGCGTCGGGTGGTTCTTCAACATTCCCGACGGTGTCGCGAGCACCTTTAGCTTCGAACGCGCTTCGGCGCCGTGTTGGTACCGATTGAGCGCCGCGCCTGACAGCTCCGCGCCCGGAGTTTGGAGGTGACTGCGAACACCTGCCAGATTCGATGGCGAAGCGTGAGGCGCCAACCGCTGAATCTCCGCAGCACCGATCGTACCTGCTCGCAACGCGCGTTGCCACGCGGCGGCGGCAGTTTTCGTGAGAATATCGTTGTAGAGAGTCTTCATGTTGTCGTCCTTACTTGTGGGCGCCACCGAGGCACGATGCGATCCATCAGAGGTTCCAGCTTGTACTTCGCGGGCTCCGCCTGACGCATCTTGTTCACGATCAGCTCTTGTAGACGTGGATTGGCCCCGGGATCCGACTGCCCCAAGACGCCACGATTGTGTGTGATCTTGTGCACGTCGTGTGCAGTCTCCAGGGCCCGGCCCGGCTCCCGTGTAACGGTACGACTACCCACAGGTGTACTCAAGCGCGACGCGAGTGCCTCGGGTGTCTTCTTCAACCCCACTTGAGGGATCGCCCTACGCAATGCGCCGCCGAACCGCTGCCCGTCCAGGTAGGCGGGGCTCAGTCCGATGTCCCACTTCGTCGTGGACTTGGGCACTCCCCCGCTCAGGCCCTTCGCGATCTGGTCGGCGGCGATCCGCTGACCGATGTCCGTCGCCGCTGCCCCCTGTCGCATCCCATTCCATCCGAAGTGTGCCAAGGCACCCAATGGCACGCCACTCATCCCCACGTCGGCCCCGACCATCGCCGCCGCAGGCCCCGCCCCCTTCAGGTGCTTCCACGCCGCCTGCGCCTTCGTCTCCATCCCCGTGACCGGGTTGTTCGTGAGGCTGTCGAGGATCTTCCCGTAGACCGACGCGCTCAGCCCCTTCGCGTTGAGCGTAGGGGCGGTCCCTTGCAGCTCGTGGTTCATCGCGCTCTGGAGTTGCGAGAGCACGGGCATGTCGTGAGGCAGCGCGTGCTGAGTCGCCAGGAGGAGCGCGTTGCGACGTTGGTCGGGGTTCGGGGCCTTCGTCACGAAGTGCTTCCCGGCCTCGACCGCCGCGTGGTAGTTGATCAGCGACTCAGGGCCGAACACCGACTTGATCGACTGCTCCATCACCGGGGAGATCCGCTGCTCCAGCAACCCGTGCTGAAAGCCCCGGTGGGCGAGCACCTCCCCGATGTTCGAGTGGTGGTGGGCCTTCATCCCGAGGAAGTTCGTCCCGGCGTGTCCTGCCACCCCCATCCCGAGCCCGTGAGCGAGACCGCCCAGGATGCCCGACGCCTCCTTGCGGAGCGGGGCGTACGGCGTATTGATCCTGCGGTAGATCTCGTGCACGATAGTCAAGTGTAACCCCAAGGAGGCCCTGTGATCTACTTTGACCTGATCTGTCTCGTGACCGTCGGCGGCTATCTCGTCTGGGCGTGGGGCACTCGCCCCCGCTGGCGCCCGTAACTGGCGCAACTCTCTGGTATAAGCCTGTGGAGGCTACCTATGCCCATCGATGGAATCGTCATGCTGATCGTGATCGTCCTCGTCGTCGTCTACGTCTGGAGGGTGTGGTGAGAAGGAAGGATCTGCACAAGCGCACTCGGGATCTTGGGCCCAACGACCTTGCAGCGCTGGCTACGTGGGTGGCGGCGAAGCGCGACCCCGAGCTCGGGCTCGTACAAACCCGAGCCGGGGAGGGAGGTGTGTTTCGGTTCCGCATCCCCGCGGACATCTACGGCGTGGTGGACAAGTACATCGCTCCCGGTACGAACAACCCGCTGAGAGGGGTGACCCTTGAGTGGCCATATGACCCGTCGTCACCCGTCAGGGGCTCTCACGTGGCGCACCTGTACTCCCACAGCGTCGACAACGACTACCAAGCGGGTGTCGTGAGTCCAGACAACGATGCCCCGTTGTCGAGGACGGCGTACAAGTGCGCTCCGGGTCGAGGGGTGGACACGGGCTACCTGATGCTCGTCGTGACGGTTGCTGACGCGGAGAAGGCACCACTCGTGCTCACGGTCACCTTCAACCGGCACAACTCGCCGCTCCTCGAACTCCCCGACCCCTGAACCCTCTCACGGAGTGCTAGACTCCGGGAAACGCCCCCATGGCGTTTCTTTTGGCCATCAACGAAGGACCTCCAGATGCGCGCGCTCCTACTCCTCGCTCTCCTCGCTCTCGCCTCCTGCGAGTCTCCCACGCAGTACAACCCCACCCTCTACGGAGAGGTGTCCGTGTACATCAGCTCCGAGTGGCTCGACCTCGACAAGCGGCGGATCCGTGACCAGATCCTCACCATGAACCGCCTGGGCCCGCGCTTCGTCGAGACCAACTTCGGATCCACCGCGCGCGTCATCGTGCGGCGCTTCGATTCGCAGAACTGCGAGCTGACCGGGGCGGGGCGACACTTCCTCGGGACTCGGCTCGCCGAGATCGATCCCGTATGTACCCAAGGAGACACCGCGTTTCGAACCACCGTCGGCCACGAGATCGGACACGTGCTGGGGATGTCGCACGTCTGCAAGTACGCGGGGGAGGCTTCAGACTGTTCCACCATCGGCTTCGGCGACGCGCTCATGAACCCCATCCTGGGAGAGGACTCCGATCCGCTGGCCCCGGTCCGGTTCACAGACAGCCCCACCGAGCTCGACCTGATGGAGTTCCGTAGAGTGTGGCGGCCTGACGGCGGCTGACGCTACACTTCTTCCATGATCAACCACGACTTCACGGCCGGGGCGTCCCTCACGCAGGAGATCGACGGCTCGGGCACGTTCACTGGGGTGGCCGAGCTCGGCCGCGCAAGCGCCTCCGTGGGCTCCGGGGATGCGGGACTGAGCGCGACGGCGTGGCAGCTCGGCTCGCACATGAACGGCATGACGTGGCAAGTCAAGGCGCCTGCCGCGCTCGCACGCGTCGAGCTGGAGGCGTCACGTGTCTCGAACGCGGCGAAGGCCATTCGCTACACCCCCACGGCAGGAGACACGTCGGAGGAGTGCGCAGCGGCTTTCGCTGCTCTGTGTCGCCGCGCCTACGAGAGCCGTGAGGCGGCGACGGCCCTCGCGCACTTCAACATCGGCGTGTCTCACCTGGGTGATGGTTCGGACGCACCTGTCGCGGGATCCGGGACCTTCTCAGGCGGGCTTGAGCCTGACTACCTCACGTCAGGGCCTTCGTTTTACGCTGAGGATGTCGACGCGGGGCTGATCTGCTTCGACGCCCCCTTTCCGATCACACTGACCTCGTTCTTCTTCTCGCTGGCGGGATCGGTGGCCTGGGAGCTCAGGCTCGTGCGACTCGCGCCCGACCGTAGGGTTCAGCAGTACGCCGTATTGGCTTCTGGGACCGCTCAACGGGGACACACCGCCGCCTCGGCCGTCATCCCGCCCGGCTGGGGTCTGTCTTTCGTGGCGAACACCACCGGCTCGATCACCGCTAGCGTCCGCCGCCTCGCCCCCTGACCTACCCACACTCGCTACGCGGATCTACGCTTCGAGGATGAGAACACTCCGAGGTAGCGCGCATTCACGCCAGGGCAGTGTGGTCGCACACTACGACGAGGATCGGTACACGCTGGCACAGGCCGTCGACGACCTGAAGGTTCGCGCACGCGGTTGGTCCGAAGTTCGGATCACAGTGTGGGGTGGCGGGGTGTGCCGCTACGAAGCAGTGATCGACTGCGTTTGATCATATACTCTAGGGTGATGGACCTCCTCACCCTCTTGGCCGACGGTCAGCCGACGGATCCGATCAAGCTGCTCACCCAAGGGATCGTCGTCGTGCTAACGGCGACTGGCTTGGCGTCGTTGTTCGTACGCGGGTTCTACGTAAAGTTCGTTGAACCCATGTTCTTGAACACCCTCAACACGTGGTACACGCACAAAGATCAGGCGTCTTCGCGACAGGTGGAGACACAGAAGACCGTCGAAAGTTGGTATCGCTCTCCGGATATCCAACAGGAGCGGAAGACCTACACCGAGGGGGTGTTGGACAGCCACATCCATCGGGACGACGGGCTCATTCACCGTGAGATCCAGAACCGGGTCTCGACGAGCGCCGACGCGCTCAATGGACAGATTGCCGAACAGCGTCGGATGTTGGAGGAGCAGGCGAAAGAGAACCGGAAGTTCCAAGAAGCCATCTTGGACGCCCTGCGCGAGTTGCAGACGAGCGTGTCGTACCTACACGGCAGGCAAGGCGCTCCGCCTCGCGCAGCGACGGACCCGGTGCCCACCACACCACCCCCTCCGCCGCCCCGTCCGCTGGGTGTCAATGTGCCGAGATTGAAGCCCTGAGCTACCGGACGATGCGTTCGCGCTCAGCCCCAGTAGGAGTAGCGTTGCGCCCTGACTTACGTCGTCGACGTCCGCTCAATGACCGCGAGCGCGGGGATCGCGCCGAGGTCGGTGGTGCTGCCGCGTGTGCCGCCGCTGGTGCGGTAGTAGTAGTAGGTCACGGTGCTGCTCTGCTCAGCGACGAACCCATTACGCCGCCCGGCGCGCTTTGCGGCGAACACAGGCGACGGGTCGGGGACCACGAAGGCGTCAAGGACTGCCATGGCGCCCTCAGCTCAGCGTCGGCGTCGAAGAGTCCCACTTGACCCACAGACCCGCGGCGTACAGCCAGTTGTCGGCGCCGCTCACGAGTTTGTCGCCGTTCGCGCGCCCGCCCACGGTGCACCAGCGGTGGCGGCTCGTGATGCCCGCCCACCCCGTCGACGTGGCCGCAGCCGCGTTGCGGAACACGTTGATCGGGATGGGGACTTCCTTCGCGCCGATGGCGGTCTGACCCATCTGCCCGCCGGTGGTGCCGATCGCGGGCGCGGCCTGGGCGCCCGCGTAGCTATCAAACACCATACCGTAGCAGATGCGCTGGTTCGACGCCGCGGTGACCCACCGCTTGTACCCGAGCGTCGTGGAACTGAGGTTGACGATGAACGCGCCCGTCGCCGCGAGTCCCGTCGGGTTGTAGTACCCGAGCCACAGGTAAGGGTCGGTGTCCTCGGCCGCGCTGCTGCCGGTGAGGAGGGGCTCATCGGCGAGGAACGTGAGCACGTTGCCGCCGCCGAGCGTGATCGCGTAGGCCGTCCACCCATAGGTGACCGTGTCCACCGAGATGAACCACCGCCCGGGCGTGGCGCTGAACGCCGACGCCGCGCTGAAAAGCGCCGTCGCATCGGTCGCGGTGCCCACGGTCGTGGCGTTCGGGGAGCCCCCGGTGAACCCCGCCTTCGAGCGCGAGATGGTCCACGTCGCATCACCCGAGCCACGCTGAAAGAGCCACTCGCGCGAGGCGTCGCCTGCGGCCACGCGGAACCACGCCGACGTGTTCCCGAGGTTGCCCGCGCCGCTCGACGCGCTGCCGTAGGGGTTGGTCGTGAGGTCGACGTTGTCGCTGCTCAGCGTGGTGGCGTCGCTCCAGCGCTTGACGATCCAGCCCGCGGCGCAGAGCGTTGTGAGCAGGGAGAAGATCGCGGCGGTGCCGCTCGCGGGGGACGAAACATCGGTGTTCGTGGCCATGCTCAGCTCCAGGTGATACGGAGGTTGGCGGCGAGGATCACTGCATAGTCAGAGACGCTGCCGCCGCTCTTCTTGAACCTCAGCTCGTAGACCTTCGCGGCGTCCGGTAGCGTCACTGATGCGGTCTTACGTGTGGCGCTGGTCTCGGTCCATTCGATTGGCGTCGTAGCATCAATCGAGTCGGTGAGGTTGCGCAGCGTGAGCGTCCCCGTGACGCCGCTTACGGCCTGTCCGATCGCGTCGAGGGTGAGCACCGTGGTGAGGCCCGACCGCGCGTAGTCCGCCGGGTCGAATCGTGTGCCCCCGACGGCAACGTCTACCGTCGACACGGTATCGGAATAGGACGCAAGCGGGATCAATCGTGGCCCATCCTGCACACCCAACGCCGCCCGCGCATCAGCGGCGTTCGCGCTGCCTGTGCCACCGCGCGCCACCGCGAGTGTGCCGCTCGCAATGTCGGAGGCGCCGTGTGTGTGGGACGCAGCCGCCGCCCCGAGCGCCGTGCGCGCCTCCGCAGCGGTGGTGCCGCTCGTGCCTCCGCGCTCCACCGCAAGGGTGCCGCTGGCGATCTGCGTAGCTGCATGCGTGTGGTTCGCACCGCTCGTGACGGTCGGACCTGGGTAGGTGCCGCCCAGGTCCCCGCTGGCGGGTCCGATGGGCGCAGCCGTGACGGGAGGTAGCGGCCTACTGGTGAGCACGAGGTTAGGGTAATACGGCGTATCCTTGTGGGGATGTACCCCGTACCCCTCGGCATCAACTTCGTCGTCTCCCAGCAGGCCAGCGGCACAGGGGGGTTCACGGGCGCGGACTACGGTCGCGCGAAGCTCACGCTGACCAACGCGGATCCGAATGCGGTGGTGCGGGTGGCCTCGAAGCTCTACGGCACCCCGTCGAACGCGCTGACCATCGAACTCATCGACCGGGGCCTCGGTAACACCGTCACCGCGACCACCGTCCAGCAGATTGGCTCAGCCATCCGCGTGACGCTTCGGCGCGGCTCCAGCGGCGGCATCCTCGCAACGGCGGCGGAGGTGGCTGCGGCCCTCAACGCGTTCACCGAGTACCCGTTGCCCATTGGTGCGGCGGCAGGCGGCGACGGCACCGGGATCGTGTCTGCGGTCACCGCGACCGCCCTGGCATCCGGGGTCAACCCGACGACCTCTCCCGACGTGTTCCGCTGGGGGCTCGTCAACACCAACTTTGGCCTGTTCCACTTCGAGCAGGACGCGTCGGTTCAGGTCCGTCAGATCGAGACCAAGTTCACCATCGCCTCGGGCACGCCGACGCTGACGATCTCACGCGTCCCGCTCAACGAGGCGTTTGAACCGATCACGGCGGAAGCGATTCCCCTGTTCGTCTACGACGGCCTCTCGAACGCCAAGCCCGACTTCTCGATCTCAGACATCGAGCTCTTGGTCCCGCGCGGCTGGGCGCTCCAGGTCGTGACGAGCGTCGCGCTTGCAGGTATCGTTCGCATGGATGTTCGCCGAGACAACCGCTGAGGAACCATGGACACCGCACTGAACTTCAACCCCTCGGTCCCTACGCCCTCCAAGATGTCGCTCCCCGCGCGCCTCGCGCTCGCGACGCTCGGCACCAGCGCCCTGGCGGCGCTCGGATACGGCGTACACAAGCTGGTGGACGACTACCACAACCCGGAAGAGCCCAAGCAGGCGTCCCTCGCGCTGACCCCCGACGACCTTCTCCCTCCCCCTGTTTCTTCTTACGAGCAGGGCCGCGCCGACGCCTACCGCCGCTACGGAATCCCGAGCTTCTGATGCCGGTCATCGCCACACCGACGCGCGTGAGAATGATCACGCGCGACGAGATCCGTCGCTGGCTGCGCGACTACCCCTCGGGGTATGTCCCGAAGACGGGCGTGATCAACTCACTGCTCGACGGCGTGGAGTTCTCGGACGACGACATCGACCAAGGGATTCGGATGTGTACGGATCGCTACAACGCGATGACTCCGTACACGAATCTGACGCAGGACATGATCCCTCGCGCGATCATCTTCTATGGCACTGCGGCGCACCTTCTCACCAGCGAGTCGATGCGTCAGCTGCGCAATCAGGCGTCAGGTCAGGCGACGGGTGTGGTGCCGGTGGGGCTGGATGACAAGCACAACCCCTATCTCTCGGCGGCGCAGTTTCTGATGGCCCAGTTCGACCAGTTCGCGCGCGGGATCAAGACGCAGCGCAATATGGAAGCGGTGTACGGCGGGCTGTCGTCGGGGTATGCGCTGATCAACAACTACTACGTGGGCCGATGAGCCACTCTCACCACTGGACCTACTTCTACGTCCCCGGCGACACCTTTCGCTACTGCGCTTGCGGTGTGCGAGAAGCTGTCGACCCAGATGGGAAGTCGCGCCCAGTGACGGCCAAAGAGAAGAGCTTCGTGGAAGGGCAGATTCGGAAGCTGGAGAAGAAGGGCAACGAGCTCCTCTGGCGACAGGCGTACGACGTATTGGAGACGTGAGGATGGACGTGAGGAGAGATCGATGAGTTCAGAGTGGGATGTTCTTCTGGGAGAGGCGCGGGCTCGGCGTGAGAGTATCCCTTCGTGGGGGGCTCGATGGGATCACTTGCAGGAGGTGTATCCGTACTTTCGTGGGAGTCGAGGCCCTGTTGTGTCGGCGGGTGCGTCTCTGGCGACTCTCCATCCACGCCTCGGTTCGTTTCTAGTGGGTGCGGCTACCCCTACTTCGATCATCAAACGCCACGGCTACCCCTACGCCCGCCTCGGTGCCGCCGCATCCATCGCCGGTCTCGGGGGGCTAGCTTATGGGGCCTACCACCACCTGACTGACCCTCCTCCCCCGGAGAATTTCGTGGAGTCGAGGATCAAGAAGATGGAGAAGAACGCGTGGCACTCCCTATGGACCAAGCTCGCCTCCGCACCACTGATCGGGGGTGGTGTGGGCGCCTTAGGCGGAGCAGCTCTCGGCTATTATCGCCACAGGGATGATGAAGACCCGTGGCGTTACGCAGCAGGACACGCGCTTCTTGGTGGGGCCATCGGCGCCACAGTTGGGGCTGGGTGGCGCGATGGGCGCTCGGATAAGTTGCAGGAGGCGCGACAGGCGGGGCAGCAGAAGGCGCTCGACACCTTGGGGGTCCCGAGCACGCTGAAAGTTGCGCCACACGAGGTGGTTCTGCCCCCTTCGCCCCCTTCGCCCCCTGCCGCACCCAGTGCAGCCCCTGTGCGACGTGTCAACCCGCTTGAACTGTCCCCGGAAGAGTTCGACCAAGCGTTGCTGGATCACAACACCCACTGGGAGTTTTAGCCTCTGTGCGCACCAAGTCCTTCAAGTCCCTCCGCTTCACCATCGACCGCCCCAAGGGCACCGTCAAGACGTGGAAGCGGCCGGATGGGTCGAGCAAGACCTTCACTTACCCGGTGGACTACGGCTACCTGCCGGGCCACAAGGCGGAGGACGGCGAGGGCTTGGACTTCTTCGTGGGGGACGACCCCAACGGCCACCTGGAGAGCTTTCAGAAGCTGAAGGACGGGGTCCTCGACGAGACCAAGTTTCTCGTCGGGGTGACAGACGCGCAGCGCGAGACGATCTATGCTCTCTATGGCCAGGAGATCTGGCATCGAAGGGTCTACCGGAACATGGACGAGCTCACCGCCCAGCTGCTTCGCTTTCGCCCCACCCAGAAGCCCCGCTACACCCTGGACTTCGGGCAATACGGCGTAATGGAGAAGGACGCGGGCTTCATGGACTCGCTCAAGGGGCTGCTGGGTCGGGGGCGCGCTGCGGCGCCTACCGCGCCAACTGCTCCGCGACCCTCCGTGCCGAAGCCCCCGCCCCTGCATGACTTCATCGCGGCGCAGCCTCCGAGGGCGCCGACCGCGCAGTCGCCGCAGATCCCACAGTCGCAGGTGAAGACGGCGCAGCTGCCGCAGGCATCTGCGCCCCAGACACCCGCCCAACTGCCGCGCCTCCATGACTTCCTGGCTGCGCCGCCCCCGGCGCCTGCCGCGAAGACGACACAGGTTTCTGAGCGCCCACACCCCCCGATCGGAGCCCTTTCGGGTGCTACGGGACGTGGCTCTACGCCTCCGGCCCAGCCTCGTGTCGACCATCCGGCGCTTGCCGTCAGCCATGAGCCTGCGCCCCGTCCGATCACTCCGGTTCAGCGTAGTTCTCAGGGCGCCATGGTCATGGGCGCCCCGGGGATGCAACAGACGCTGAAGAAGGATCTCGTGTCGCGCTCGGCGCTCGGAGCACGCGTGCAGCCAGGAGGGGGTTTCGCCGCCACAAGGAACTCGAACTCTCTCGGAGCGCACCTGCTCCAGACGGCACCCGGCACCATGATCACTCCCGACTTCCTGCGCCAGACCATGAGCACGCCCGAGTTCGCACGCACGCGACAGGCGTACAAGGGCGCGTCCTACCGGACCTTGGGGAAGCTCGCGATGCTCCAGGCCCTCGGGTTCAAGTCGAGCAGCGAGAAGTTCGCAGACATTACCAAGCTCCTCGTGGGTGAGGTGATGGTTGCGGGGCACAACGGGACCGAGCGCGCGTTCGATCGCATCCAGATGCAGCCGTCGGAGGGACACCTGTGAGCGCGCTCCTGGGGCCTGATGAGTTCTCGCTTCAGGATAAGCTCGAAAGCCCTGAGCACTTGCAGGGGCGTCTTGCTGCGCTGCGCCGCCTCTACCAGAAGGACCGCCGCCTCGCACGCGAAGTGATCAGCTACGCGTGGCCTCACGAGAGGAAGCGCCCGTGGACGAGCTCGGAGCTTCGCCAGAAGCTCTGGGCCGAGGGGCGCGAGAAGGCGGCGCAGGTGCTCCTCAAGGAGGCCGCGAGCGAGTTCCTGTATCGCACCTTGCCGAGCGCCGCTGCGGCCTTCGATGCGTTCGAGGCCGAGCGCGCGCGGCAAGACGCAATCGAAGCGCAGGCCAACGCGCAACGCTACCCCGCGATGGCCTACACACAACCCACCGCCATGCAGTACGCGATGGGCGGTGGGCAGGCACCTCCGCCAGTGCACCATCATCGCCGCCATCGACATCACGGGTAGGCTCCGATACACTCCCTCTGTGTTCGCCCAAGTTCACTTCGGAGCCTGCCCAACGTGTCATGAGGATCTCTTCGTCCCGCCTTTTCAGTGCGGACGGGTTGTCCCGTGCTGCCCGGTTTGTTCGATGAGACCCCAAGACATTCTCGTAGAGGCTCGTGCGGTCATGGCGCAGAGCTACGAGGGTGTCGCAGCGCATGAAGTAGCTCTCGCATTGATGGCGCATGCGGGCCAGTACGTGACAGCGTTGCTCAACCAGGACCCGCCCGCCGCACGGGCATTCATCGCGAATGTCATCGCGCTAGGTGAGCTTCTGTTGTCACGGAACAGCTCCGATGGTACTCATGAGGGATGAAGATCTCGCAGCTCAACCTGCCTACTGACTGCCGTGTCCTGAGCGGTGACAAGCAGCTCCTCATCTCCTCAGCCTCGTACTCTCAGGACAAGGGGGTGTTGGTCTTGCAGCGCCCCTTCCTCATCGGAAGACCGCGCCTCCAGACGATGCTGCGCGACATGGAGCCCGAGATCATCCTGGCCATGCGCGGAGGCAGCATCTCGCAGCAATACGCCGTACGGATCCGCGTCGATCCTGTGGGGTCGACCGACGGCCTGCACATCGCCCCCGGAGGCCCCCCACTCGATGTGGTGAATCTCTCGGTCGTCTCCGCTACCCCCTGCACCGTTCCGGACTCGGTCTGGACCGACGAAGACATGATCTTCTGATGTTGCACCTCACCGTCGGCCCGATGTTCGCGGACAAGACCACCGGGCTCATCACCCAGGCTCGTGAGGTGGCAAAGGTCCACGGCGCCCACTCGGTGGTGGTCGTGGTCCCCACCTCTGACCATCGCTCAGGCGACATGCTGCGCAGCCATTCGGGCCTCAGCTGCCCGGCCCACGCCGTAGACTCCGCCGCGCAGCTCCAGGCGCTCGTCTACCCCCGGCCCGACCTGAAGGCGGTCGTGGTGGACGAGGTGCAGCTGTACGGCGCCTGGGTCGTCCGGGAGTTGGCCCTCCTGGGACGGCGGCGCCTCCCGGTGTACGCCGCAGGATTGCTACACGATTACCTGGGGGCGCCCTTCGAGAACGTCGCCCAGCTGATCCCCCTGGCGTCGGTACTCCTCCACAAAACAGCCAAGTGTGCCGTCTGCGGGGCGCCCGCTGCCTGGACCCACCGGACGACCCAGACCAAGGGGCGGGTGCTGGTGGGCGGCGCGGAGAGTTACGAGGCGCGCTGCCGGGAGCACTGGGATCAGGTGGTGGAGAATCCGTGGGTGCCCTGGGGCTGAAAAGCGGGGGTGTGTTCTGGTAGAAGAACACATGAGACACACACTCGCCTACCTGAGGCTGTACGATCGTGGGGACACGGCTCACGCCTACGTGGTCCAGCGGCTCCTGGAGGACACCGACGAAGTTGTTGGTATCCTTTTCATCCAACCCATGTCGAACGGCACCTCGGTGCAGATCAAGCCGATCCACGGAGGGGCCGAAACCACGCTCTACACGGTGCTACACGAGGGACCCTCAGAGCTGCTGGTGGAGGCGCTCAACGCGTTCGCCCGGTACCACACGACCGACCCCGCGCGGTATGTCTTCGACGGCCCCGTGAGGATCCCGTGACCCTCGCGAACCTCAAGCGCGGCATCGAGATCGTGGCTCGATACGTCGGTGAGGACGAGACCCTCTCCGGGGCTGAGCACGACGTGATCTTCCTGGCGTCGAGCCAACTCCCGCTGAGTGATGATGATCGCGTCGAACTGATCCGCTTGGGCTTCCGCCTCAGCGATCACTACGACTGCTGGTGCGCCTACGCCTAGGAGGGATCATGTACCAATCAATCCAGACACTCATCAGCCACCCCAAGAGTGACGCACCACATCTGTACGTTGTCTGTTACAACGCGCACACGGTGGGCGTTCTATTTCTTCGTCCGAAGCGCGTCACGTTCAAATCGCTGCATGGCGAAGTGTGCTCAGAGATGGAGACCCGTTACCAGGAGTCAGACGCCCTTGCGCGCGTGCTCCCGTCACTACTGGAACGCGTCTCGAAGCGCTTCAAGTACGACACCCAGGCACTCGTATTCGCCGGGCCGCTACCTCTCAGCTGAACACCCACACGTCGCCTTCCACGGGCCCCGTCGTCGTCATGTACAGCTGACCGGCGCCGGGGTCGTCCCGCATCAGGATCATCACAGGCGGGTCGCCGGGGGGCGGCGTGTCGCTCGCCTTGATCACCGTGGGCGCGGCACCGTCGTTCGCCCAGGAGAAGCTCACGGTGCCCGCGCGCACCCAGATGATCACGAGCTTCGGCGCAGTCACGGCCCCCTGACCCACCGCCGAGTTGGTGAGGGGCGTGGTGTGCGCGAAGGTGTGCATCGCCTTCTTGGTGTAGTTGCGCGTGAAGCGCACCGGCACCAGCGACGGGCGCGACTCTTCCGTCAGCTGGAGCGACAGGGTGCCTTCGAGATTGATCGAGAGACTCATGGAGGAAAGATAGGATGACGAAACTCAAGCCTCGATTCAAGCACGACTGCGACCAGTGCGTGCTGCTCGCAGTCCATGACAACGAAGACTGGTACTTCTGCCGGAACAGCGACGGAGGCAGTGGGCTTCGGCGCGTGGGGGACAAGAGTCACGACTACCTCTCGCTCCCGTACGCCGTATGGTCAAAGTCGTACACGCGTGGTGCATACCCCGCCTGGGACGCGCTCTTCGGCGCCGCGCGTGCCGAGGGTCTGGTCCGCACTCCGCAGCATGAGGAGGTTCTCCAGAGCGTGACCAAGCTGCTCGACTCGCTGGCGGCACACGACCGCAAGTGGGTCATCGACACCGTCACACGGAGGCTCCCGTGAGACCCCCGCTCCACACGCTCCTCAAGCGCCTGGGGCCACGCCCTGGGTTCAGCCCCAGGGTCCTGGCGGAACTCGTGGCGTGGGCGCTCCCCTTCGGCACTGACTGGGAGCGCGCCCTGGAGGAATGCAATACCCAGGAGCGGTTCATGCACATCGTGAGGGAGATGTATCGCCATCGTCTCCTCTCCCACGAGGTGATCGTACGGGCGGCGATCGCCTGCGCGAACACGGCCCTGGAGAACGTCCCGGCTGAAGAGCATCACCCTCGAAACGCGTTGTACGCGATTGCCGTCTGGACGGCAGGCGGTACGTCAGTGAACGCGATCTCCGACGCCCAACGTTATTGCCAAGACGCCGCGCGCTACTATCGAACGAACCACGCCGCCCAGGCTGCGGCACTCGCGTGCAGCCACGCGGCCTCCGTCGTCGTCGCACGTGGCATGAACTCCGGCGACGCACTGGCACGCACGCTCTCCTCCGTCGTCGCTTCCAGGGCGGCGGCGCTCATGGCGAAGAACGAGACCGCCAAGAGGATCGCGGCGGACGAAGTCGCCGCGCTCCAGACCATCAAGCACGTCCTCACCCCTGCGATCATCCAGGGACTCACCAACTACTCCAAGGCAGAGACATGACGACCAAGAAGACGACCAAGCCGACGACCAAGAAGACGACCAAGCCGCGCGCCGCCAAGCCCGCCCCCACCATCACCCCGGCGACGCTCTACCGCACCGACGGCACCTCGGAGCAGGTTCTCCCGACCAACGGCAACCACTTCACGCTGGAGGCGCTTCGGGAGTACGTCGGCGGCGACATCGAGCTCCTCCGCTCCGCCGACGGTGGGACGCTCATGGTGGTGAACGAGGAGGGGCTGCTCAGGAAGCTCCCGCCCAACGAGAAGGCCACGAACTGGGCCATGCGCGAGGGCGCAAGCTACTCGGTGATCGTGGGCAACGCGGTCATCATGAACGCGAAGCAGATTCGCTGATCACTCCACCCACAACCCGTTCGCCCTCCCTTCGCGCTTGAGCGCCGCCACGGTGTCCTTCAGGGGCACCCCGTCATCCGTCAGCCCGAGGGCCCTCTGGCGTGCGCGCCAGAGGGCCCGCACGGGCGGCTCACTTTGGCTGTCACCGCCGTGGAAGACCAGCTTCTCGAAGGCGTGGTGCTCGACGAGCCACGTGAAGGGGAAGTCGTTGGGGTCGCCGAAGCCGCGCTGCGGCGTGTAGCGGCTCAGATCCTTCGTGCCGTCCGCCTTCTTGGGGTGCGTCCAGGCGTTCCGGTGCCCCAGGACTCCCACCGTGTTCTTGCCCATGCGTTCGGGGTCGCAGTCGAAGACGCGCCCCGCGTACGGCGTATTGAGCGTGAGATCCCACGGGGTCTGGCGCTGGATCCCGAGCTCGGCCGTCGCGATCATGCAGAAGAGTCCCCAGGTCTTGAGGGTGTCCTCGTACATCTGCCCGTTCTCATCCGTGACGAGCTCGATGTGCATCCCGTAGCGGTTCACCGCCCCCGCGCCCCAGGTGTAGGTCTTGACCGGGTCGTTGCACCACACCATCGAGCCATCCGTGTCGATGTATCCGTCCGTGGAAGCACCACGGGTCGAGTTGAAGTGGGAGCGCGCCCAGGTCAGGTCTCGGGTGGATGCCTTGCCTCCGGGCGCCAGCCTGCGACACGTCCGCCCATGCACGGTGTGGCACCAGATCGTGCGGCATGCGCTCGTGCGTGGATTGACCTTCGTGTGCTTCTTGACCTTCGTGGGGGCGTTCTCCCAGTTGAGGCACTCGAAGGGGGTGTTGACGCGACGCCCGTTGATAATCAGGTAGTGGTCCATGGCAAAGCAGTGTAACCTCTTCCTCTATGGATGACCAATACTGGACGACCAAGAGGCCGCTGGAGATCCGAGTCCGCGTGGCTGGATCGAAGGACTTCGAAGATGGGACCACGGAGAAGGAGGCTCAGAGATGGGGGCGACTGAGCGCGGACTTCGGTCTCCTCGTGCGAGCCATGCGGCATGAGGATCAGGTCATGCTCTCGGTCGCGATGCTGGAGCCCTCGGGGGATGTGTCGCGGATGACGACGGAGCAGCTCTTCAACATGTGGATCAGCCTGACGGGGTTCATCGCGCGTCGCGCGCCTGTGGGGGCGGATCCCATCGAAGATCAGAGCCGCATCAACTGCCTGCGCAGCTTCCTCGGCATGCTCGGCTTCACGCCTGAGCTTCAGCCTATCGCCGGTTCTCTGTCGCCCGCTTCCGATTCTTCCAGTCCGGAGACACCTTCTCAGCCAGAGGGTGAAGAGGTGCCGTCGACGGATTGAGGCAACCACCGAAGCCTGACGACACCTTCGTAGGGCCGGGATCGACGTGTGAGTGCACGTACCCGGCCTTGAGTCGTTTCGACCCGGGGTAGTCCAGGATGTAGATCTCGGTGTTGTTGAGCGCTGGCATCGAGCTCAGGATCTGTCGGCTGATCTGACCGCAGGTGGCCTTGTCATCGCCTTCGATGCAGGGGCAGGGAGGCGTCGGATCGGCCTCCTTCGCGCTGATCGAACAGAAGCGCTCGAAGGTGTGGCCACGGTCGCACTTGTAGTCGTAGGTCGGCATTGCTACTCGCAGGTGGAGTCGCCCTGACCGGCAGGGCGAGCGGTGAGGTCTTCGTTGAACGTGAGCGAAGGCGTTGGTTCCGTCAAGGTCGTACGCACGACACCCAACGCACCTTGTACGGACTCGATTCCAGCCAGAACGGGGTCAAGCGCCGAGCCGTTGAAGAGGCCCTGTAGCATGGCCATCAGCGGGACCAGCGCCGCCTCACTCGGTGCAGTTGCGACGGCGAGCATCCCACAGACGTACTCGTCACCCGTGTCAAACGCGGGGCGATTCGGGTCGTCGAGCGCGTCCATCTGGGTCGCGAGGTCCTTCACAACGGACATCGCGTCTCCCTGACCCTGTTGAATCAGGACGTGGACATTGGCAGATGGTGTCGAGTAGACCGCATTCAGCTGACCAAGGACTTGTTCGAGGTCTGAGATGATGCGCCCGAGGCGTGTGATCGTCCGATCCAATGCGTCGAGCGCGGCACGTCCGTAGCTCAGCACTTGGGTGCTGCTCGATCGCATGCTCCCCACGGCCTCAAGGAGCTGATCGGAGAGGCGCCCGAGAGGAGGGATCAGGCTCAAGACACTAGGGCTCCGATACCAATCCGGGGGTGTTCCGCGCCGCCCCGGGGGCGCTGTGCGGGAGGTTCTACGGTAGCGGACCGCCGAAGAGACGAGGTCGAAGGGCCACTCTTTGCGTTCGCCCTGTGGGCTTTCGGCGCGGGTCCGAACGGCGAGGTGGTAGTAGTAGGTCTGGTTGGTGATGACTTCGCTCTCGTCTACGTAGCGATTCACCATCCCGTTGTACGTGGCGAGCTTCAGCACCTTGGACCCGAACCGCCCCGCCATCCCCTCGCGCAGATCGACCGTCGAGAAGAGGTCCAGGACACGTCTCGCGGTCATCGCTTCGGGAGACTCCGAGCGGATGAGGGCGTACTTCCACGGCGCGCAGATCCAGTCGTCTCCAATGGGTCGACTGACCAGCGGGCTCCACTCGACCACGACCAGCTCGCCCTGGGTAGAGGCACGGGCGCGCAGTCCCGTAGCGATCAGGCTCATGTCCGAGCTACCAGCGGCGAGCTGTTCGGAGCCCCCCTCGCGACGAAAGAGGCTGTCTACGTACCCGGCGATGCTCATGGCCGCGCTGATGTCCGAGGCTCCCGCGACCAGGGCGACGTATCCCCAATACGACGTACGGGAGAACTGGGGTCGGCACCCGTCCCCCGGGTCTGTGATCGAGTTCGCGACCGTTTTCAGAAAGTGCGCGTTGCCGCCCGTGAAGAGTGCGCTGCTGTCGAAGGCCCTTCGCCACGAGGGCAGCTGACTCACATCGCTCCCTACGCGCGCATTCAGGGCTCCCGTGGGCGCGGCGGAGGGGAGCGTGAGGCTCTGCGGCAGGTAGTAGGCCAACCCCTTCTTGGGCAGTGGGACCATCAGCACGTAGAGCCCCGTGTCACCGAGCAGGCTCTGAACCGCATCCTCCAAGGCGCTCACGGCGCCATCGAGCAGAGACTGTGCGGCGGAGAGGGCGCCGCCGACGCTCTCGTTCACCAGCGCTGTTTGGGCCTGCATGACGACGCGCGCGGCTTGCAACCCCTCACGGGCTACGGATGCGGCGCTCGTCAGGGCTTGCGCCGCTGAGAGGACCTCCGAGGGGAGGCTGGGCAGTACGGTGGACCACGTCATCCTAGTGCTCTAAGAGTACATCTGATAGGCTCCGGGACATGAAAGAATCTACTCTGCTCGAAACCAGCGGCATCTCGTTCTCGGTCATCAACCCGCACAACGGCACCACGCTGGTGCTGGAGCTGCCTCCGGGCCAGCGCAGCACGTGGCTCATCCTGCGCGGCCCCCTGGGAGAGAAGACGTTCCACGTGACGCTGGAAGACAATCCCGAGGCGGGAGATCGGGATCTCGCCGTGGAGATGTTCACGAACGCGTCTCGTCGCGCGGTCAAGATTCTGACCACGCGAACGACCGTCAAGTCCACGCGGCTGGCGAGTGGGTGGGAGGTGTTGCCTGAGATCGAGGGCGAGGAGAAGCCCGAGTCGAAGCCCGAGGAGAAGCCCGAGGAGAAGCCCGAGGAGAAGACCGAGGAGAAGGTCGAGGAGAAGCCCGAGGAGAAGATCGAGCCGAAGATCGAGCCGAAGGCCCCGGCCAAGGCGCCCGGCACGAAGCCTGGGCGCCCTGGCACGAGAACTTGATCAGACGAACGCGTCGGTCAGGCCGTGCGTTCCGATGATGCCCCCGCCCGTCACGTTGGTCACCTGGGCCACCTTGCCCGCCTCGGTGCCTTCGCTGATCGAGACCAGCATCCCCGCCACGTCCATCCCCACCGGCATCTCCGGCGCCCGCGTCGCGGGCACCGAAGCACCGTTCCAGACGTAGAGGCCGTCCTGCGTGGCCTCGCCCTGCGAGGTGGTCCAGAAGCGTTCGCCCGCGTCCATCATGACGCCGTCGATGGCCGCACCCGGCGTGGCGATCATCACGGCCAACTGCGCGCGCACAGTGGCGCGGAACGACGCGGTGCGCGCGGCACCGACCATCACCTGCGCGCTCATCTTGCGGTCTCCCAGCAGGATCTGGATCACCGCCGACATCTGATCGGCCCCACCGGCCGCGAGGTACGCAGCGGCGGGGACGGCCAGCTTGAGCGAGGTGTTGGTGTGCTCCGTCACCGTGGCGGCAGCGCCACCGACGGTCGCCACCGGCTCTTCGCCGCCACCACCATAGAGGTACAGCGGGCCCTTCGCGCCGAGCGAACCCGTGCCGCGCGCGCTCGCGAGGACGAGGGCCGCTGCGGTCGCGTTGCCGTTGATCGCGGTCACGAGGTTCGCGAGGGTCTCGGTGGCGCCCGTGCGGTCCACCGTGATGCGCCCGTTCGAGACCGTGACCGCGTCGGCGCCCTGCTCCATGCGCAGCACCAGGGAGACGTTGTTCCCCGGGTTGCCCGCCTTCTGCGCGACGAGCTTGAGGCCGTTGGTCGCGACGCCCGCGACCACGGGCACGAGCAGCTCGGCCACACCACCGCCGTCACCGCCACGGAGGTAGAGGAACTCCGGGAGACGCACCTGCGGCGGCGTGGGCGACGGCGACCCGACGCTGGCGGTGGGACCGATCAGCGCGCTGCCCACGAGGGCCGTCGCGGTGACGTAGTAGCTGGCGACGGTGCTGCCGAGGATCTGGGCGGCGATCAGCGTCGCGGTGTTCGACGCCGTCCCGGGCGTCACGGTGATCCGCACCTCTTCGTCGCCGATCAGGACCACGGAGACGCTGGTGACCCCGGGCTCCATGATGCGGATCCCGATCTTGCGACCGCGCGGGCCGAAGGGCACGGCGGTGAATCGCAGCGCGCGCACGGCGCTCTGGAAGCGCTGCGTGCCGGTGGGCCCCGAGGCCACAGCCACGCTCTGCGTGAACAGGTCGAGCTTGGCCTGGATCCCGCCCAGGAGGTTCATGCCGCGCACCACGAGGGCGCCGTCGGTGTAGGGGCTCACGGGCGCGGTCTCTTCCACGCGCGTGATGCGGGGATGGTTGCCGATCGACTGCGTGAGCGTGTAGGTGAGCAGCGGGCGCTGCACGCCCGCCACGGTGGCGCCGTTCTCGACGAGGGGGATGCGCATCTCGGCGAGCTTGCGCAGCTGCGGCCGGATCCGATCCCAGTCGGCGTTGGAGATGCGGAACACGGTCGTGGTGCCGCCCGCGCTGGCGCTGCCGTTGTTGGCGCCGAGGAACTCGGCCTCGGCGTTGAGCGCGCCGAGACCGCTGAGGTCGGACAGCGCGTTGGGACCGTATGAGGTGACGGTGAGATCGAGCATGATGACTCCTTGGGTCCTGTCGCTCAGGCCCGTCGGTAGTCTAGTGTGTCACGCGAGCTGGAAGACCAGGGAGCGACACCCTGCCAGATCCACCGTGAGCGGTACGGCGTATTGGAGGTAGGCGGGGTTCTGAGGGGCCCCCGGGTGTGCGTGTGTCGCGAAGGCGGATCTCAGCTCATTCAGGGCCCGAAGGATGCTCGTCAGCACCTGGGCGAGCTCCTCGTACTTCACTCCGTGCGAACTCGCGCTGGCCCCGAACTTGATTCGATCGGGGATCGAGGTGTCGACCAGAAACGTCTCTAGTCCGGGCTTGATCGTTACACCTTGACCGGAGACTGTGACGCGTTGCGCCGACACAACCCCGACGGGGCCCGCGCTCTGGAGTGCGGCGTTGTTCGCGCCCACGAGGTTGATGCCGCCCCCTGCGATCAGCTCGACATTATCTCCCACCTCTGCCCGATAAAACTCACCGACGCGGTCCGTTCGAGAGCCATTCGCGACGTTTTCCACGTCCCCCGTGACCCGCTCGGAGCTGTTGCCGTGGTGAGCCCTCTCGTGCGGTGCATCGCTCCGATCCCCGTGTGTTTGTGCGAAGCCACCGGCTGCGAAAAGCTCGACATGCCCCGTGGGATCCACGTGGAATCGAAACAGGGCCTGCCCCTCTCGGTTCGTCAGCTCCAGGCGTAGAACGTCTCCTGTGTGACCGGCATCCAGGTGGATCGTGTAGCGTTCCTCCCCGGGCCCCGTCTGTGTGAGCTGATCGGTTCCGCCGCGAAAACGGTACGAGGTCTTCCCGCCTTCGTTGACGGTCTCGGAGAAGCCCATCCACGTCTCTGTGCGCAGAGATCCCGCGCGGACCTGGACGTGATCGGTGTCGCCGTGGGCGCTCACTTTCGCCAGCGGACCCCCAGAAAGGATCGCGACCTTTCCCGCGAGAGCCGCCACCGAAGCGCCGTCCGAGGACGTGATTGCGCGGTCTCCGGGGAGCAAGTCCCGGGGCGTCGTGGCGTCTCTTCCGTTCGTCGAGTGGTGCTGGTCCAAGGCCGGATCGTCACCCCCGTTTCCGTCGGTGTCGGTGAGGGACACGGTGCCATCGGCGTGGGCGCCTCCCGGTGGGAGCACCCCGAGGATGTAAGGCGTGCCCAGGTCGAAGGTCACCGCCACGTCCGTCCCGGCCGGGAGCAGGCCCGAGTCGCCCGGGGAGGGGAGGATCCGAGACACGGTCAGCTGTCTGCCGCTGTTGAGTGCTACACGATAGCTGTGGCGCCTCGCGTCGACGCTGAGGACCACGCCCCGCTCCAGGCGCCCGCGAGGCGCGGGGTCGAAGGGGACGGAGACTCCGGGGGAGCCGGGAGCGGGAGAGAGGGGGTCGGAGGAGCCACGGTTCGGGGGACGCATCCCCCGAGGGTATCACAGACCCGGGACGGTCGCGTCGCCGAGGCCCGTCGCCGGGATCGAGGAGAACGTCGTGTAGCCCGCAGGCGACAGCGGCGTCTGCCCCATCCCGAGGACCGCATCCATGAGGGCGCGGCCCACGCGCGGGGCGTTCATGGCGTCCGACACCTGATAGGGCAGGATGCGGTCGCAGAGTCCGCTGACGCTCTCGGCGAGCATTGGACTCCCCGCCGTGATCTGGGTGCCCCAGTTCGAGACCATCGAGAGCTCCAGGTAGCAGCCCCCGATCAACGTGCGGCTCTTGCTTCGCATCGTGATGCCCCACCCGGTGGGGATGTAGAAGAGCTCGCTGTCCAGGTTGATGACGAACTGCGACTGCGGGCTGTTGGCGGGCGCGGCCGGATCGTCGAACTGATCCAGGGGAATCCCCGCCTCGCGCGCGCTGTGGTACATCGCGGCGAGGAGGTTCAGTCCGTTCAGCAGGAGTCGCGTACACGACCACTGCGACTGGCTCTTGCCGCGCAGGAAGAAGCTGCGTGCGGAGCCGATCCCCTGCGCTGCCTGGACGGGCGCCGAGGACGAGAACTGGAACTGCTGGGAGTGCCCCAGCGCGCGCATGGTTCGGCCACTGCCCACCGTGCTGGCCACGCCCTTGCGCGCGGGACCTGCGAGGATCAGACAGTTGTCACCGTGCGCGGCGTCGTAGGCCACGTTGTCCGTTGAACGCTCGACGGAGTGGTCGTTCGAGTGCCACGTGCCGAAGCTGCGTGTGATACCGATGGGGTAGGTGGGCATCTGGGGTCCTCAGGTGAAGAGTACGGCGTATTGGACCGTGGTGGTTCAGGGGGAGCCAGGGCCCGGGGCTTCCCCGTGCGCGATCCGGTCGAGGACGCGCTGTGCCGCCGCTCGACGACCCAGGTGGTAGCCCGTGTACCCCGGCATGAGCATGAAGCCAGGGACACTGAATCCGCCCTGGGTGTATTCGCGCGCCTCACGCTCGTTGACGGGCGTTCGAACGCCTTCGGCGTAGCCGATGGCGGAGGGGATACCCGCGAGGGTGACATCCAGGACGGGGCCGAATGCGCCCCGCTTCTCCTCCGCGTGCTTTCGCCCCATCCGATCCCTCAGCGCGCTCCCGAACAGCGCCAAGCCCGCGAGGTCCTTCTGGCCAGGGCCGCGCTCCTCGGGGTCTGCGATCATGGTCCCTGCGGTGGACGCCGCGAGAGTCCCGAGGCCCAGCGCTTCGAGGCGCATGTGCCACGGGTTGTCATGCGGCACAGCCTCGGCCCCGATCAGCGAGAGGTACCCGCCGATGTTCGCGGCGTTGGAGACGCCGAAGGCGAGCTTCGCCAGACGGGTCTCCAGCGATCCGGCCTTCATCGACGGGCTCAGTGATGAAGCCTGCACGCTCGCGGAGTTGGCGCTGGGCGCAGCAGGCGCCGGGGCGAGTGACTGAACCGTCTGGTAGAGCCCTGCCGCCTGATTGGCGCCGTTCAGGGTGTTGCCGACACCTCGCCCGACGCGCGCCGCTCCGGTCAGCGCGCCCGGGGCGCCCTGGCCGATGAAGGCGCGGCCCGCATGAAGTGCTGCGCTGCCGACAGCGCGCGCCCCTGCGCCGATCGCAGCCCGCGCGCCCATCGCGGCGAGCGGCGCGAGGGGCCCGAAGGCCACTTTCTCGTACAGGCCCTTCATCAGCGCTTGACCACGAGGTGGAAGCCGATGTTGTTCAGAGGGCGTGGGATGCCGACCTCGAAGAACGCCTCGGCCGTGTCCGGGGAGGTCGGGCTGTAGGTGAGCGAAGTCATCCGCCCGGAGAGGAGCGGCGCTCCGATGTTCGCCACGTAGCGCCCCTTGAGCTGGGCCGCGTAGTTGTCCACCGCCTCCTGGATGTCGGAGAGGGCCTCGGGGATGGCGTTGTACTTCCCGAGGAAGCTCTTCAGCAGGGTCTGGTAACCCGTCGAGATGAAGTCGAGGTTCTTCACCACCGAGACCTCACCCGTCTCCAGCGTCGTCGGGTCGGTCGTCAGCTGGTGGAGGCACTCGGGCAGGGCGCCCTCAGTGGCCACGGTGCAGACGAAGAACCCGCCGTCGCTGAGCAGCGAGAGCTGCTCCTCGTCGAAGCGGTCCGTCGCGTTCTCCAGCCGGTCGATCCCCAGGAAGGTGCCGTTCGTGAGGCCCATCTGGCTGGGCGTGCCCGCGATCACACCTGCCACGCAGCAGGCGAGGTAGTAGGCGGGGAGCATGCCAGCGGCGGTGCGCACCGAGGGGGTGGTACGCGTGAGAGACCCGTCGCGCAGGTCGCTCACACGGCAGCGATCGGGCATCACGATGGTGGCGCGCGCCGACCGGAGGCTCTGAGCCAGCGCGATCGCGGCGGTGATGGTCTCGTCGTCCGTCAGCATACGGCGTACGCGGTAGTTGATCGCGTTCGGGGCCGCGTTGTCGAGCAGGCGGTTCGAGAAGTCCCGCAGGTAGTAGTGCGGGAGTTCGCGCGCCGCCGTCACGTCATCATCGACACCGTTCGCGATGCGCAAGCGAGTCTCGCTGAGCACCGAGGCCACCCGGTAGGTGAGCAGACGCCCCGTGAAGGCGTCGGGCGCGTAGTTGTTCGGATCGACCGGGATCTCGATCGTGTCACCCGGGATGACACCGTCCGACAGGAAGGTCGCCGACGCGTCCACGAGGTCGTTGAAGAGCGTGTCGTTGGCGACGATCTCCGCCGTGCAGGTGCCCGACTCAGGCAGGACGCTGGCCGGAGCCGCAGGGTCCTGCGACGCCGGAATCACCGCCTGAGATCCGCCACTGGCCACCACTGCGGTGAAGAGCGCGGAGAGCGTTGTGTCTGCCGTCACGGCGGCAGCGAGCTGCGTGTGCGTGATCGTAGACCCCAGGGTCATCACGATCGTGAAGCCACTCAGGCTGAACGACGCGTTCGCATTGGCGACGCCACTCGCGGTGTATCGGATGGTGTAGGGTCCACCCACGGGCGTGACGGACTTGCGGGTGTACGTGATGGAACCGAGCGTGCCCCCAGTGCCCGTGGCGATGGTCACCGAGCTGTAGTTCGATGCCTTGACGTTGCCGAGCGCGTCCTTGATAACGAACTCGACATCGTCCGCCGCCGCCGCAGCGGTGTCATCCCAGCGCGTGGAACCCGGCACGAGCTCCAGGTTGGTGGCCGTGGTCGAGCTCACGAACGAGGAGTTCACGTGGCTGATGCGATGCGTCCCGCGCCGGTTCTCCCAGTCGCTTCCAGCCGCAGCGGCGAGGCCGAAGGTGATGAAGTCACCCGGGAGAACCGTGGTCACACCCAGCCCGGCACCCGTCGATGCGTCGTCGATCGAGAAGGTGCGGTACTTCCCGGTGGCGGTGCCCGACACGGCGGTCGCGACGCCGACGATGGTGTCCTGGACGAGCGTCAGGGCCGTCGGAAGTGCGAGGCTTCCGAGCACCATGCGGAAGCGCTGGAGGACCCCCTTGTCACGCGCGTAGGTGGGGTCGGCTTGCTGCACGAACGCCGCCTTGTAGGCGCCGATGATGTTGATGTCCTGGGTCAGGAGCGTGAAGACATAGAGGTCGCCACGGCTGGCCATGCGCGCCCGCGCGTTGGCGTAGCCCGTGCTGTCATCCGAGGACACCCCCCAGTAGTAGATCCGGACGTTCCCACCGTTGTTCAGCGCGAGCTTCACGCCCACCGCGAGCGGGTTGCGCGCGTCGATCTTGCCCAGGCCCGTGATCGTGGGGATGCCGTTGACCGACACCTCGTCGCTCGGCACCGCCGAGTTGACCCGCTGGAGATCCTGCCGGAGGGCCCGGTAGCTGAGGTAGACCTGGGCGTAGGACACAGGGCGCGTCACAGCGCTCGTCGTCGGCGACGGAGTGGCCACCGAAGGGCGCGGCGCGATGTTGAGAGAGAGCGTCACTCCGCCCTTGATGACCATCTTGGTCGACCCAGGCTCGGGGAACGTGATGGGGAGCGACGACTCCAGACCGCGCGTGGTCAGGATTCGCTCGATGCGGAACTCCCCGGTCGAGTTGTAGGTCCACTCGCTCGTTCCAGACCCCGAGGCGGGGAGTTCCTGGCTGACGCGCAGCTTGGATTCGTTGCCGCTCGCGACCAGTCCGTCGCCGTTGGGCTCCCCCACGCTCGCGACCGTACGCACGCACACCTGCCCGGCTGAGGATGTCAGGAGGATGCGATCCCCCGGCTGGACTCCTGCGACCAGGAAGTCGATCGCAGGGGTCGTGATCGTGACGAGCGTCCGGTCGCTGCTGCTGGTGGTGGCGCCTGCACCCAGGACGGGGGCGTCGGTCAGCGTCGAGAGCGTCGACCCGAGAACCACTCGCGGGTTGCGCAGTGCGACGCGCACTGACGCGGTGTCGACGCGGGCGCCCGCCGACTGCTGCGGATACCCACCCTCGTTCACCGTGATCACTTCGGCCGAGCTGGTGGGGGGGACGTAGCTCGCGGCGCTCCCGTCTTCGGTCCCGTACGCCGTACTGAGCAGGAGCGCCGCTCCGTCATCCAGGTAATCCCAGATGTCGTAGGCAGGGCCGATGATCACCGCGTTCAGGTCGGGGATGACCGGGGTCGAGGTGGGCTGGACGAGGTCCTGGAAGATCAGAATCAGCGGCTTGAGCGACATGGCACCTCAAGGGTAGTCAGGGGGGATTGGTGAGGAGGACGGCTCGGAGGTCCCGAGTCTCGTCGCGAGCGCTCAGACGTGCGCGGAACTCGCGCAGGATCGGTGCGAGTGGGTACTTGTACCACTTGTACGTGATGGTCACTTCGACTTGAACGTCGGTGCGCCACGCGTGCACCTCGTTGCCGAGGCGTTTGTAGATGTCGGTGACTCCGATGATCGGGTCGCCGATGTTGTAGATGTTGAACTCTTCCGTCAGCTCCTGGGTGCTGCCGTACAGGTAGCTGGCCACGAGGTCCGCGAGGTTGGCGCTCTCGCCATCGTTGCGCGAGAGGCACTGGATGGTGATGTTCGTAGTCGCGTGACACATCAACATCTGCGCGCGGAAGGGGTGCTCCTCATGCACGGTGCGCCGAGTCCCGAGACTCCGGTAGACGAGGGGGCTGCGACTGACTAGCAACGCAGGGTAGTTGTTTCGCTGGTCGGGGTGCTCTTGCGTCGCAGGTGCGATCTCGATCCGTCGGCCCTCGCGCGCGTCCTCGGGCGTGTCTCCGGGCAGGCCCCCGCTGTCGTCCTCACGCGGAGTGCCGTCCATGGACCAGAACCACGGGAGTGGAGGCGCTCCACCTTGGCGGTAGAAGCGCGCCTGGACGATCGCACAGAAGACCGCGATCAGCGCCGTGGGCGAACCCGGGAACACGTCCGGGTGCTGATCTGCGAGTCGTGGGAGTCCGTGGAAGCTCTCGCCAGGGGTCATCTCAGTACAGCGGCGGAACGGTGAGGGGCTGTGCGTTCAAGGAGAAGAGTACGTGATCTCGGCTGAGTTCCAAGGCCCCGAGTGTCTGCACGACACCGCGCAACCGGATCTCGGACTGCACCTGGGACTGGATCACGAAGCGCTTCTGATCTTCGAGACAGACCAGGACATCGTCTGGCTCCGCTGCGGGGTAGACCGGGAGGATCACGTTCGTCGAGGCCCCCTCCGCCTTCTTGTCGCTCGTCGGGGTGACGCTGCTTTCCAGCGAGCTGCGCACCGCCTCCGTGGGGTACGGCGTCCAGTAGCCGCCTTCGAACCCTGTGCCCCAGCAAGCGCGACAGTCCGCGCGCACGACCTTGTTGGTGCGCGGGTCTACGCAGCGGGAACACCGGACGCCCCATCGCCTCCGCTTGTACAGGAGCACCGGGGTCCCGAGGTATCGCAGGCTCTTGGTGAACTCCAGCTGGATGTGCCGCTTGTGCTGGAGCATCTTGGAGGCCGCAGGCGTTGGGTTGGGTGTCGCTGCGTTGGTGTCGGTGACGCAGGAGAGCTCACGACCGCTCGGCGTCTTCACGCGGATCCGGTAGTGGAGGCGATCCATCAGCGTCAGCTGGTTCGGAGACAAGTAGGAGGGGGTGGTCGGGGCTTGGTCGAGCGCGTCCCGTACGGCGTATTGATCTGCCGTGGGCGGGAGGATGACCTCCCACGGCCCTTCTGCGCTCCCAGAACGCTCGACGGTCGCCAGATAAGCGCCCGACTCGGTTGCGTCACGAAGCGTCCACTGGAGGAACACGCCCCGGGGAAACACGGAGATGACTTGAGTGACCTCAACGCGCATGGACCCCTCCTCGCAGGAGATCTTCGATGTCGAATCCCCCAGGCTTCATCGTAGGCCCTAGGACGGTCGCCAGGACCGGCGCCCTCCGCTCTGGCACAGCCTTGAACTGGGCGTAGCCCAGGACGGTGCCGTCGCGATGCCGCAGGGGGAGGTGGTAGGTGCCAGGGTCCAACCCCAAGGCGTCGACCGAGCGCTGGAGCTCGTCAACGTGGGACCTGGGGAATGGAGTGCGTTCGACCATGCGGTCGTGCGCGTGAGCGGCGAGCTTGTGGAGGAGGAGCCTCACCCAGGAAGGGTAGGCTCTATCAGACGAGACCGCCGTTGGGCTGGCCGTTGAAGTGGATCTGCTGGAGGGCGTTGCCGCGCGCGAACACGATGCAGATCGACTCGTAGACGTAGAAGCGGATCATGGGGCCGCGCTGCTCCACGAAGAGCGTCGCGTCCTGGAGCGTCCAGAAGGCGCCCATGAACTCCTCGGGGGGAACGATCCACGCCTCGTCCTTGAGGTAGATGTCGGTCTTCACCGAGGTGACGACCGGGAGCCCGAGCAGGCCCTTCTCGTTCTTGATCCCCTCCTCGTAGTGGCGCCGCGCGATCGACTCGCCCACGACGGTGGCGGGCTGGTCCATCATGTCCATGTACCGGGACTCCGCGAGGAGGCCCTTGCCCACCGGCTGACGCCGATCGACGACGGCTTGCATCGCGCTCTTCCACGCGGTGGGCGTCAGCGACGCGAAGGTCGAACGCTGCACCGTGGGGTTGCGCTTGATGTGGATCAGCGCACCACGACGCCACGCCACGTCCTCCTGATCGCCCACGTCCTTCGTCGAGTTCTCGGCGAGGATCTGCCGCACGTCGTTGCGGTTCGTCATCAGCTCGAACTTGTTCTTGTAGAACTCCTTCGACTGGAGCATCTGGAAGAAGCCCGGCACGCGTGACAGCGTGTAGGACTCCGCCTCGGGCGTGGCGTAGAACTGCACCGCCGACGCCTCGCTGTTGGGCTCCACGTCGAGGTACTTCATCGGCTGGTCGGAGGTGGGATGCTGATCGAGATCCCCCGGGCCGACGGGCGTGACGTTGTAGAGGGAGCGCACGTTCGCCTCCTGGCGAACGACGGTGCGGATCAGTCGGTTGCCCGACTCCGCCGCCTGCTTGTCCATGCCGCGTTCCAGCAGGTCGAAGAACACTTGGTTCACCGCCTGAACGTCGGTCGTGGGGGTTTCGATCGAGAAGGACATCTTGGGTCTCCTGTTCCTTGTTCTTGCTCTGGGTCAGCTCTTGGGGTTGCGGGGTCTCAGCCCCAGGTCGCCGCCTCGCTGAGCACGTCGAGGAGGCCGTCGTTGAAGCCGGTCGGGCCCACGAAGCCGACGACCTGGAGGCCGTCGTCGAGGACCTTGATCTGGTAGTTCCCGTTCACCGCGATGAGGGGCGCTCCGATCGTGAAGGAGCTGCCGTTCACCTTGGGCGTGACGAAGCGGGCCGCGCCGCGAAGGGCCACGGGCTTGCCGACGATCGCGCCCTGGTCCTCGCTGGTGCCCTGGTGCACGAAGAAGATCGCCTTCGGCAGGGCGTTGCTGGAGCCCGTGACCTTCGGCGAGGTCGCGAGGATCCAGTTGCCGGAGGTGTCCATCTCGACGAGATGGCCGGGCTCGATGGTGCCCAGCGTCGGAAAACCGTAGGCGTCGGGGGTGCCGGGGCCGGTGCCCGCTTCCATCCCGTTGGCGGCTTCCTGGGTCAGCTGGGCGGAGAGACCCAGACACGCGTACAGCGCGTCCTTCGGGGTCTCGGTGCGGGTCTTGTAGCGGGCGCGAAACTGCATGGTCAGGGCTCCTTGAGAAAACAGTAGTCAGCGACGGGTTGTTGCCGAGAGCTCGAAGAGATCATCACCCCACTGCGAGAGCGCATCGGCCACGGAAGCGGCCTTCCCCTGCGGCACGGATCGCACGTCGGGGCGCTCGACGGGCACGCCGAAGGGGCGCGGAGTCTGGGGCTCCGCAGCGGCGACCTTGCTGAGGATGAGGTCCTTCAGGTCCGGGTCGGCCGCGATCTTCTCCCCGAGGTCCGGGGTGTAGCGCTCGCCCAGGCTGCTCTGGAGCGCGAGCTGTACGTCGTCGGCAGGTGCCTCGACGCTCGGGGTGGAAGGGGGCCAATGGTCTGCGATCAGGTCCAGGGCTGCGGCGATCTTCGTGAGGTTCATCGGCTCCTCGTCTGCTCGTCCAGTAGGGTAAGGCTGCGCGTAGCCAGCAGCATGTGCGCGGCCTTCTCCATGCGCAGCTCCTGGCGCTGGAGTTCCACGACGCGGAGCGCGTGCGCCAGCTTGCGGAGCTGGTCCGGTCCAGTGTCGCCGGACGGAGGCGCCGGAAGCTCGACAGGCGCCTCCGCGACCTTCAATACGGCGTACAGGTCCTCGTTGCGAACGTCCACAGGGGGCGCGTTGCGGAGAAGCTCTGACGCCTGCTTGATCAGCTGGGGGAGGCCGTCGGATGGAGCCGCAGCGGGCGCAGGTGCGGCGTGCGCGACCTTCGCCTGCGGGGCGCCGTTGATTCGGGCGAGGGTTCGGAGGAGTGAGCTCATGGCGTCCTCAGGTGCGCGGCGATCGAGTAGGGGAGGTCCGTTGTAGCGTCCGAGGCGGACGCGACCTTGGCCCGGCAGCGCGCGAAGTAGTCGCCTACCTGCGGGGCCACCTGCTCGTACGCCTCTTTTCGCAGCGCGACGTAGAGGTTGATCAGGCCGCGCGCTTGCTGGGGCAGGAGCATCAGACCATGCCCTCGAACATCGAGTAGCCCACGAGGTAGTGCTCCGCCCCACGCTCGCGGGCGGCGTTGAGCACCTCGGCGCTGCCACGCTGGTACGCGGCGTCCTGCTCGGCGGCGAGCTTGGCGGCGCCCTCCTCCTGCGCCGCCGCGATCTTCTCGGCGCGGGCGATCCCGTCGAGGAAGCCGCGCGACATCGCCTCACCCACGCGGTAGCCGTGGTTCACGTCCGCCAGCTTCTCGCGGGCGGCGAGGTCCTGGGCGAGCTTGAGCAGCGTGACCTCAGGCGCGGAGCCCTCGGAGGCCGTCTTCTCGTTTGACGCGAGGGCCTCCGCGACAGCGGCCTTGATCGCGGCGTTGGTGTTGTCCGAGGCCACCTTCGTCGTCGCGGGCGCGGCGCTGGGGGTCGCGGGGGCGGTCTGGCCGAACAGTTCGTTGATTCGCATGGTCTCTCCGAAGGGTAGTCAGCTCGTGAGGAGCCGGTACAGGTTGTCTGCGAGCGTGGAGGCGTTCAGAGGGGCGCTGCCCTCATTGGACAGCAGGTAGTCTACCTGCTCGGACACGGGGAGCGAAGCCCACTTCTGAAACGTGAAGGATGTGCGACGCAGGATCGACTCGATCCGCCCGTCGCCCGAGCGCTCGTGGAGGTCTTCCGCGAGCTTCGCGGCCCAGGCCGACGCCTGCTTGAACTCGGTGCCGCCCGAGACGGGGATGCCCTGGTCGGTCTGGTAGAGCGGGTTCCGGTAGGGCGGAGAAGACCGACGCAGGAAGCGGTCGGTGCTGGCGCCGAGCGCGAGCCCCGCAGGCACACTCCAGAGACCGAGACCACCCTTCAGACCCAAGTGCAGGCCCGCCGCGTACAAGCCTCCAAAGAGTCCTGTACGAAGGAGCCGGTCCTTCACGTCCGCCCGCGACGCGTCCATCGCGGTGCCGCGCGTGGTCTGGTAGACGTGACCCGTGTACGGGTCGGTCACAGTCAGCATGTCCGTGCGCGGGGGCTCCGCCGCCCTGTAGGCCGCGCCCGGTCCGATGCCGAAGTCGGGGAAGTCGGCGCTCGGCTCGTACGCCTGCTGGCGCATGACGTGATGGATCTCGCTCGCCACCTTCTGGATCTCCTCGGGGTAGGTGCCGAGGATCGCAGTCAGCGCAGGCGTCGCCAACACCAGCCGATCGATGTGCTGCTCGCTGAGGTCCAGCCCGAGCTTCTCTGCCGCGAAGCGGTAGATCGTGCCCTGGGCGGGGAAGGGCTCAACCCCTGCTGAATGGGCCTGCCGCGCGAAGTGGCCGATGAAGCTCGTGGGGTTTGCCCAGGCAGACCCGATCTCCTCAGCGACCTTGTGGAAGGTCTCCGAGACACGCTGGGCCTGCTGCCACTGCTCGCCGAGCTCGGCGCTCGATACGGCGTACGCGAGGTCCTCTGCTACCTTCATCAAGGTCCAGCCGGTGGGGTCGGCGGGCTTGATGACCATGGAGATGTCGAAGAACCGAGGGGATGGGTTCAGGACTGAAACCTTCCTCCCGTCCCCCAGGATCTTGCGCAGGTGGTTGCGCGCGTGATCGCAGTACTGCGCGCGCGTGGCTGCTCGGTGTCCGCAGATCGTGCAGACATCCCACTTCACATGCGTGCCCATTGACACAGCCGGGAAGTCGCCCGACGCCACGCGATCGACGATCTCTACACCCCGGTCATTGACGTACCGGAGCAGCAGCTCGTTACGGTGCATCTTCGGGTTCCAGATCGACTTGACGACCTTGCCCCGCGACTTGGACTTGTCCTGGTTCTTGTGGTGGACGTAGATCCCGCCGTGCTCCTCGAAGGTGTGGTAGTGCTTCGTGACGAGCTCGTGCTCCGCGATCCACCCATCGAGTGTCTTCGTGCAGTCCGGGTGCCCGCACGATGCGCGCACCCCGACGCGGTACGGACGCTCGTTGAAGCCGTCCCCGTTCTTGTTGTCGTCGTAGTACTCCCACGCGCTGAGAGCGTTCACCAGCAGGTAGGTCACACCGACTTCAGGGCGAATCGTGTCCAATACGCCGTACAGGGGGCTCTCGCTCTGAGCGAACGCCCGCTTCTCGATCGACATCCCGCCACGCCGGTTGGGGAACGCAGCGAGCTGAATGGTCGCCTCGCCGGTCTTCGGGAAGTACGGGTCGAACTCGATGCGCTTGTACACGGTCAGCCCCCGCTACGGTGGTAGGTGGTGGCCATGCGGTGGAAGTCGTTCAAGAGCGGGAGCTCGTTGAAGTGATCGTTCAGGATGTCTTGAAGGTGAAGCCCAGGACGATCGAACGCTTGCTGAATGACCTGATCCTTACGAGCCACGAGTGTGTCGTAGTACCGCTGAGCGAAGTCGCGCATCTTCGGATCGCTGTGATGTGTCATCGCCATCTGTGCGGTGTCCGCGAGAGAGGAGTGCCACCGCTTGGCATCCTGCAAACGCGCGTTCATCGCCTCTGCGATGCCGCTGTCTCGTTTGAACTCGTTCGCCGCCGCAGCCGCTCTCGCGGCCTCGCGCCCCTCGACACTCTCCGCAAACTGCCGCATTCCCGCACGCTGTGCGGTGTGCTGTTCGTGGAAAGCGCCGAGCTCCCGCCGCGCCTTGTTCGCACGCAGACGGGCCCGCGCCAGCTCGATCGCATCCGGCACGAGCTTCCTCGCCTCTTCGACACCGGACATGTCCTTCATGGCGCGGTGGTGGAGCCACTCCTTGGCGAGATCACCCGCCACGTTGCCGCTCACCGCGCCCAGGGCCGCTCCAGGCAGGGCGTAGAGCGCCGCGCCACGCAGCGGGTTCTCATCGTCCTTCCACGCACCAAGCGCGCCGCCACCGATGGCGCCAGCCACGGCACCCGTTGCCGTGGGGTGGCGGAGCGGCGCGGTCAACGCGTTGCCCAGCCACTCGGGGACTCCCGCACTCTTGGTCAGCGCGCCGATCTCACCACGCACCGATTCGGTGTGAAGCTGCACGAGGTAGTTGGCTTCGTCCGCCGTAATCTGGCCGAGAGAGGCCATCTTCGAGATGGCTCCGTCCACCAGGGTGGCGCCGACGAGCGACGCGCAGAGCCCCTCACGCACGTCTGAGTTGATGCCGCTCGGATCCGAAGCCCACTTCGTGAGCACGCAGTCGAGGATGGGTTCGAGGTTCATCGCAGCGTCTTGTAGTAGCAGAGGGACACGAGGCCCCCCATGCGGTTCTCGTTGTTGATCTGGTTCGCGACCAGACGACGGCTCATGTCCGAAGCGGCCTTCGCGAGCATCGTGTTCAGCGGACCCTGGTAGTCGTCGGGGTTCACGCCCTCGATGCCTGCCAGCTTGTCCGCCGCGTAGATGATTCGTTCAGACCCATGCTCCTGAAGGGCCCGACGCAGACGATCACTCAGCATCTTCAGACTCCGTTCTTTGCGCTCTGGTGGAAGCGCTGCGTCTCAGCCAGTTGGCGCACAGCCGCGAGGTCCAGCGGACCCCCCGTGATGGTTGCGTGGCGCAGAAAGCTCTGCACAGGCCCGTGGAGCGTGGCGATTGAGGGGCTCATCTTGCGAATGGTCGCGAAGCTGCGCTGCAACGTCACAGGGTTCTGCGCGTACGCCTCGCGGAGCATCGGATCTTCGTTGATCACCGTCTGGAAGACGGCGTCCGCCTTCGGGTCGTCGACGAGCCTCTTCTTGAGGAAGCGGTGCGCGATGTCGATCGGTTCCGACACGAGCTTCTGGGCCAGGGCCTTGCCGAACTCCGCAGACATCGCAGCGTGCGCGGACTGTGCGTACGGGTAGGGGTACGAGGGCTCCGCCCGCTTCTCCATCGCATCGATCTCCGCCAGCTTCGCCGCCCCGAACGCCTCGTAGCTGCCGTAGACCTGCATGCCCGGTAGCGCGCCGGTCATCTGGTGCTGCGTCGAAGCGAGGTAGTCACGCATGCGCGCATCTTGTTCGGCTCCAGTGCCATCGTCGAGAACGCGCTTGCCCACGGCGAGCCCGGCTCCGATTGCACCAACGGTCCCAGCCCGTCGCCCCCACTTCCCCACGGTGGCGCGGGTGTCCCGGAGCGTCTGGAGGTTCTCCGGCGTGAAGTGCGTGTGTGCGTTCGCGCGTACTTGTCTAACCTGCGTCATGGCCCCATCGACGAACGAAAGGGGGTGACGTGCGGGGGCCTCAGCGGCAGGAGCAGCCTGAGCAGGAGCAGCCTGAGCAGGAGCAGCCTGAGCAGGAGCAGCCTGAGCAGGAGCAGCCTGAGCAGGAGCAGCCTGAGCAGGAGTAGCCTGAGCAGGAGCAGCCTGAGCAGGAGCAGCCTGAGCAGGAGCAGCCTGAGCAGGAGCAGCCTGAGCAGGAGTAGCCTGAGCCTGAGCAGGAGCAGCCTGAGCAGGAGCAGGGCCGAGCGTGTACGCATCCGACTTGGCAGGACCCATCGTGTAGCGATCGGCCCGCGCCTTCGCGGGGGCGGGCGGCGGCTGCGGCGCCTGCGGGTTCTTCTGGTGTGTGCCCTTGGGGATCACGGGCGGAGCAGCTGGAGGCCGCGACGCCTGTGCAGCCGGAGGCGTCGCGGCCCGCTGCGGGGCCTGAGCGACCTGCGCCGCCTGGGGTGTTGCCGCACGTTGGGTGGGTTGTGCAGCCGGAGGCGACGCAGGATTGCGCTGAACTCGCGGGGGCATCCGCGGAGCCACGTTCACGTGCAGCGTGCCCTGGGCTTCCTTCAGCATCATCTGGTACAGCGCGTTCATCGCCCCACCGCCCTCGACGCCGCGTACGCGGCCTCAACCTTGCTCAGCAGCTCCGACTGTACGCCGTATTGCTGCCTCAGATCCATCGCCGTCTTCAGGCGCTCCGTGAGGGCGTTGTCCTCCCCCACCAGGAACTCGCGCGCGGCGGCGTACTTGTCCAGGCTCGCAGGCAGCGGCGGCATCTTCAGTCGCGCGCGGACCGCGTTGAGCTCCGGCACCACGTTCTCACCGAGCACCGCCACGGCGTTCTTCTCGAACTCCAGGTGGTCGTGATCGACACGGCGACACGTGGGGAGGAGGCTGCTGATGCAGGAGGCCCACTTCTCCTGGATCGCACCGACCTCTGCCGGGAGTTCACGCTGGAGACGCCAGAGGTTGTCCCGCTCGCGCCAGACCTCGCGTGCGGAGAGCGGGGGAGGCGCCTCGGCCTCCGCGACCTTCTCGATCGCGGGCGTGTTCGGGTTCACGAAGCTCGGGTACGCTTCCGCCGCGAGCTTCACAGGGCCTTCGGGCTCGGGCGCACGGAGGCTGGTGATGATCGCCTCCGGGTCGACCGTGGGGAACTCCACGCGACGGTCGGTCTGCCCCGCAGCGGCGGCGTACTTCACCGCGAAGAGCGAGACGTTCGTCGCGCGGCCCAGACGCCGGATCTGCTCGGCGTTCAGCCCCTTCTCGCGCGCGCACTTCTCCACCAAGGCGTCGGGGGTGTTCCCGCCGATGTCTTGGGCTTCCGCGTAGGCTTGCGCGAGGCGGCGCCCCTCAGCCAGAAACTCTTCCTGTGTTCTCACGAGGTAAGTCTACTGCGGGGCGGGGCCGGAGCGCACCAACTCTGTCACGAGAACCGGAGCGCTGGCGGCAGGGATGGTCGTGTCGTTGGGGACCAGGGCCAGACGCCACTGGAGCTCAGCCTGCTGGCCGGGGGTGGTGCTCGGCGAGATGCTGTGCAGGTGGCTGCTCGCGCTGACGGCATCTCGCGCGCACCGCAAGGACTCTTGAGCGGCCTTGCTTGTGAGCCGCTGCCCTCGGTGCTCTCGTGACCGCGACATGAACTCACGCACCGCTCGCGACACCACGACCTTCGGGTCGGGGGGCGGCGCTTCGCCCACGCGGTACCGATCGATCAGGGAGTCCGCCCCCTCGACGAGCGCGAGGTTGTAGGACTTGAACTCCTCGGTGTCGTCGTCCACGAGGTTCGAGATGAACGTGCGCACCTGAAACGCGTTGCGGAACACACGGACATCGAAGAACAGGTCCCGATACGCCGTAATGCACGCCTCGGTCATGTCGAGCCCACTGGCGATGGTGGGGATGTCGGCTTTGACCAGGAGCAGGGCGTTCAAGACATGCCGGTAGACGGAGCGTGACAAGGCGTACGCCTCGGACACGTCTTCGTCTACCGGGAGGCCCTCCAGACCCCGCAGGCAATCGTAGAGCTTACCTTCGAGCTCATTGAGCCCGTCGGGCGACCCACCAACCGACGCAGCGCGCGCGCGTCGGGCTGATCGGTCTGGCTGGAGGGTGGACATGTTACCTCGTCGGACTGTTTCCGTCGGGGATGTGAGCCCCGTGCTCTTCCAAGGTGATCAGTGTATCACCCAGAACACGGAAGGTGTCACGCGCCTGCTGCTCGATTCGCTGGTACGCCTCGTCGCCCATCGTGTCGCGCAGTTCCGTCGCCTGCGTGTAGAGGAGGATGAGGGTTCGGCCCAGCTTGTCGAGGGCGGCATCGAGCGTGGGCGCGTAGTTCCGGAAGATCTCCCGGAGCGCACGCGGCTTCGCCAGCGAGGCCACGGCGGCGGCGTCGAACACACGCGGATCCCCCAGGAGTGACGCGTCCTGTAGGAACTTCGGATCGATCATGTTCGCGATCGTGTCCGCCGTGGGCGTCTCGCTCATCACCGGCTGCGGAGGGGGCGCCTGCATGCCCATCTGGTTGGGATCCATCACCCCACCCATCTGGTTGGGGTCCACCATGCCACCCATCTGGGGGATTCCCGGCGTCGTCCCGGGCATCCCCGGCTGCGGCTGGTTCATGCCCATCGGAGGCTGCATTCCCATGCCCATCTGAGGCTGCATCCCCATCTGCGGCTGCATCCCCATCTGCGGCTGGCCCATCTGCGGCAACATCCCCGGCATGCTGCCCATCGGCGCGATCGCCGGAGCCCCACCCACCGTCGCGGGCGGAGCGCCCATCACACCGAGAGCGGCCTGCGGCGCTGCGATCATCCCGCCGCTGCCATCGATGCCCTGGGCGCGCATCTGGACCTCCTGAAGCATCATCGCCTGCTGCTGAAGGGCGAGGATCTGCTGCTGGATCAGCTGAGTCTTCTCGGTGATGGCGAGGTCCATCCCGCTGGGCGGCGGGGGCATGGGCGGACCCATCATCGCCGGGTCCATCGGCATGGCGTTGGGGTCCTGGGGAGGCGGCGCAGGGGCGGGCGCAGGCTCCGCCGTCTTGGCCCACAGGCGGACCGGGGCGCGGGTCTTCACGGTCTCCAGCACCGCTGTGGCGTCGTCGATGTTCAGGCCGTACACCGATGCCACCTTCACGATGGCTTCGGGTCCGTAGAGCACCTCGCGGCCGACGATGAACCCCTGATCCGAGGACACCTTCACGCGGATCGGCACCGCACCCTCCTTGGTGAGCTGGGCGTCGATCAGGGTCGAGATCATGCGCGGATCGGTGGGGAACATGCTGGAAGAGATCTGCTCTCCCACGGGCCACCAGAACGAATCCTCTCCGTAGAGCAGCCCGTGGGGCAGAGCCTTGATGCCGCCGATCTTGCCGGTCACGCGGCAGATCACGCCGAACCCCGAACGGAACGTAGACGTGTTCTCTCCGCGCTGGATCTCTCGCGCGTACTGCGGCTCCGTGAAGTCGGCGCTCATCGCGAAGAAGTGGCCGAGCACGCCGCACTCGTCGACCTTGCTCGGCAGCGCCTGGGCGCGTGAGAGGAAGAAGCTCTCGAACTCTCCTTGGGAGACCGTGAGCGCCTCGGCGAGGATGCCGCTGGGCTGGGCGTACGAACCGTCCTGAAAGAGCACCAGGATGTCGGTGGGTTCGCGGCGCGTATCGCCGTAGAGGCGTGGCATGAGTTTGTAGTTCTGACGCGGGTTCACGATCACCGCCGCCACCTTGCACGACCCGTCGTGCAGGTAGACGCGGTAGAGCCCCGTCGCAGTGGGCGTCGTCAGCGCGAGCCGCTCCGCCCCTGACGCCGCGAGGGCGTTGTGGCTCTTGCGCGTGTCCTGGATGTAGAACCCGTGCTTGCGGATGTGGCTGTACGCGTGGGCGGCTTCCCCCGCGCCCAGCTGGCGCTGCATCTCCTGCACAGGCATCGAGGCGGAATACATCCGCACGTCGTGCCGAACGGGCGTCTCCTGCGAAGATGCGCGCTTTTCCTGCGAGGGGCTCAGGGCGTCGGTGAGGGCCGATACGCCGTATTGCTCCACCATCAGGCTGAGGGCCCGGGGCTGGCGACGGAGCCCCTCGGCCATGGCCACCTTGAGGTGGTTGGGGGCCTGCTTCACGCAGGCGAGGAAGGATCCGGTGGGCTCCCGGAGTTCTCGCATCACGCGCGTGAACGCGAGCTTCGTGTTCTCGACCTCTGCGTACGAGAAGCGGCCGAGGGTCGGCGGGATCACGATCGACCGGAGGTCGACATCGGTGGGAACGTTCTTCGGCGCGTCCATCGCACGGCCCATCGGGTTGACCGTCTCTCGGTCCACGCGATCGAGCCACTGCGGGGTGAGGGGGTAGAAGCGGTCGACCGTGCGCGCGTAGAAGACATCGAGCGGCTTCACCGCGTTGTCGACCAGCACCACCGGCACGTACACGATCTCGGTGCCGTGCCGCACGATGAACGCGCCCACGGCTTCGCCCTTCGCGACATCCTTCTCCAGGTCGCGGAAGGTGATCACCGAGGAGCGCAGCGTCGGCGCTCCCTTGGCGAGGGCCTTGTACGCCAGATCGGTGAAGCCCTGTGTGAACAGGGCCTCCTCGTCGTCGGGCGACGGCGCGTTGGCGAACTCTTGTGATCGGGGGGATTGCAGGTCGGCGAACGGCATCGTACCGCTAGTGTACGATGCCTTTCGTCAGCGGCGGAGGAGGGACTGCACGAAGCGCTGGCGATCCGAGGGGGCCTGCGCGGCGATGTTCTGGATCGCGGCGTGCTTGACGTTCTCCGGCCACGCGGCCGGGAGGTAGGGTCCCCACTCCTGGGCGGTCTTCACGATGTTCTCGCGCCACGCGTTCTCGGACGCCTTCTTCTCGTCGCCGATCGTGCCGCTCGCGGTCGAGAGCTCGGTCTTTCCCTGGGGGACCTTGTAGGACCCGGGGGCGCGGTTCTTCACGTCGAGGGCCGCGATCGGGTCGTGCGCGGCGGCGCCCGTGAGCTTGTTGCCCGGGGGCGTCGGGTGGAGCGAGCCCTCAGCGGCCTGCTTCGGGGGCTCCTGGCCGCTCGGGGCGCCGGGCGGCATCTCGCCGCCGCCACCCTCTTCCGCCTCCATCGCCTCGTGCAGCTCCGCGAGGAGCTCGGGGGTCGGATCGATCCCGTGCTCCTGGAGGGCCTGCGCGAGGGCGCCGAGGCTGTCGTCGCTCGCGTTGACCTCCATGTCCTCGGGCGAGCCCTGGAGGTGGTCGTAGAGCTTCTTGCCGCCGTAGGCGAGACCGCCAGCGGCAGCGAGGCCCGCAGCGGGGGCCGCGAGACGCGCGCCGTGCCCGAGGGCTTCCATGAGGTTCTGGTTGCGGAGCGCGCGCATGCTCGCGTCGCTGTGACCGAGCCCCTGGAGGGCTTCGGCCGAAGACCCGACCCACTGCTGAGCGTTCCGCGCGTCCGTCAGGCGCTCGCCCAGCCCCTGGGCATTCTCGGAGAAGAAGTTGCCCACCTGCTGGGCGCGGGCGCCCATGCCCTCACCCGCACGATCGCGGTAGTAGCGCGTCATGCCCTTGATGGAGTCCCAGGTCTTCCCGAAGTCGGGCATGTCGAGCGCGACCTTCTCCGACGCCTGGACCTGCTTCTCTTCCGGGTTGAAGTGGCGGTAGAGGGCGCGGGCACCGAGACCAGCCGCCACGACGGCGCCGCCGACCCCTGCGGCGCGCGCGCCGAGGACCCCCGCGCTGCGCGCCTTGCCCCAGCCCGTGCGGTCGCCCCAGTGCTCCAGGTGCTGACGGTTGGAGGAGCCGAACTCCTGCTTCAGCTGCTGCCACCCGGTGGGATTGTGCGGATCCACGGGCAGACCGTGCGCGGCCACATCCAGCGCGTTCAGACGCTGGGGGACCGGAGCGGCGTCGAGCGCGTTCGTCCACGACTGCGCGGAGGGGAGACGCCCGCCAGAGCCCGAGGGCGCCTCAGTCTTGAACCCTTGGATCGACGACGGGACCACCGCAGACCCTCGGACGGCCGCAGGCTGCGCCATGCTCGACTGCTGACGCGCCGCGTTCGCCATCTGCTCCGTACGAGCACGCATCTGCTCGATGGTCAGGTCGCTCTCGGCGATCTTCGAGCTCACGTTCGCCCCCGTGCTCGGCGCCCCCGGCGCCGCCAGCTCGCGGCCGAGCACCCCGGGCATGGCGAAGTTCGACTGGCCCTGCGATACGGCGTACGCGCCGGTCGCCCGGTTCATCAGGTCGAGCCGCGCCATCGGGTCGTGCTCGCCCGCCGCGCGCAGGCCGATGCCGCCGCTCTCGTGGATCGAGCCCTCCTCCGCCGCCTTCTGGATGTAGTACTCGGCGACGATCAGCGCGCGGTCGCTCGGGTCCTTGACGCTCGCCTGCTTGGCGAGGCCCATGAGCTCCTGGTCGGGACCGTAGCCGCTCGCGGCGAGCTTCTGGCTGTAGTCGATCAGCGCGTTCCCGAGCGCCGCCGCCTGCTTGGAGTTGGGACGCTCGGTGAGGATCGCGGGCAGGCCCATGTCGGAGGCGATCTTGTCGAACACCTCCGTCGCGAGCTCGTCGTTGGCGAAGGGGAGCATGCGCCCTGCGTCCACGAGACGGTCGTGTGCGCCCTGGAGCAGTGTGCGTTGGAAGAGGTGCATCGAGAGATCTCCTGTGATGGGTAGTCTAGCGCGGTTCCGCGCCAGTTTGGTCCTTGATCGTGTTGTAGCTGCGCAAGGCGCGGCTGACGTGCTCCGGAACGTCGCGCGAAGGCGGGAGTTCGAGAGGCTGTTGTGTGGGAGAATCGAGGAGGTGTCCAGCACTACGCGCAGTAGAGGTGAGGGCGCTGTGCACCATGGGCCCTGCGAACATGCCCAGGGACCCGGTCACAGGCCCCGCCACGAGGCTGGTGCCGAGCGCCGCGATATCCCCTGCGCGCTGCGAAGGATCGCCCGTTAGAGCTCGGTAGGCTTCGGCGCCAGTGCCTGCCACACCCAGGGCGTTCATGCTGCGACGGATCCACTTCCCTGCGCCGCCTTCACCTGTGTATCCCGGACTCCAGAGATAGTCCTTCGCCATCTGGCCGTATGCCTTTAGCCCCGACCCACTCTGCTGACGCAAGTGCTGGAAGCGGTTCCACTCGTCGACCGGGGAGCCGATGGCCATGTGGCGGGTCATGTCGAGAATGGGCGCCGCCCCGTGCCACACCTTTTGACCAAAGGTTGTCGGAGTGCCGCTCAACTGGTGAAAGCGGAAGGGCCACGACGCGATCCGCTTCACGGTGTCGAGAGTCCCCGCTGTCTTGGTGAACCCGAGACGCGTCCAGGTGGCGTCAACGCCCATCTCGTAGCTGCGCGATACGGCGTATTGGTCGTTCATCAGAAGCGCCCATCCGGCCCGTGCCCGAACTCGGCACCGAAAGCATAGGCGGGGATGGGGTGCGTGGTGTGGATGTCCGCGACATCACCTGTGTGGGCGGCGTCGGCGATGCTCGCCTTCAGGTAGCGGTGCGACAGGCGGGCCATCCAGTCGCTGTCGAGCAGCGGGTTCATTGTGAACGGGCGCATCACGAACTCGACGTTCGGCATGTTCGCGGCCACATGCACGGTGTGAACGCCTCCGGCCTTGAGCTCCCGCGCCAGAGATGGAGTCACCAACGTCCCGACCGTGTGATGGAGCACTTCGCGCCCCAGGCGTCGGCCCACCGCCTTCTCGGGTGCGAGGTCGACGACGTGGTCTGCGTACGCGTCGCGGAACGCGTTGTAGTTGATCACGTCGCCCTTGAGCAGGTGCGGGTGTTCGGGGTCAACGTCGAGCAGCTTGACGTGGTTGATGTCCGACTTCGCCAGCACTTCCAGGTGGCGCTTGTCGATGTCGACGCCCTCCTTCTTGTACACGCGGTGGAGCGTGTTCACGAAGTACGCACGCCCCGCGCCCAGGCCCTTGTGCCGAACCACCTTCTCCGGGTGGGGGACGCCCGTGGTGAGCGCGTCGCCAGCCTCGACACCATCCCCTACCTTGTGCAGGATCGCGAGCTTCGGGTTGACGTAGGTCTTCTCGGGGCCGACCCACACGTAGTGACCGCCCTGAGGGGCAGGCTCGATCTTGGTGACGACACCTGCTACGGGAGCGAGCACGGCTTCGTGTAGGAATGCCTCCGGGATGTCGAGGAGCTGCCGAACGCCCTTCAGCCCGACGAGGTCTGGGGTGGACGCCTTGACCGTCAGGGTGCCGTGGCGCGAGGAGAGCGCCATCTGGGTCAGCGGCTCCGCCATCGCTTGTGCGGCGCGCACCCCCACCGGGGTTCCGATGGTGTGGATCTGCCCCTTCTCGCTGAGGCCCTGACACATCTGGCAGACCCCATGCGGCTCCCCACACGTCATGGGCGAGCGCACGAGGATGTGGTCGACCTTGCGACGCTGGAGATCCTGCACGACCCTCGGCGTCAGGAGCGTGTTGCGAGCGAGGCCAGCGTCCGCCTGGGTGTGGCGATCGATGACGTGCGGATCGTCGGTGCGCATGCGAATGCCGTTGAGCGTCCCGCAATCGGCCCGCGTGATCACCTTGGCGATCATGTTGTTGACGAGGACCTTCGCAACCTCCCCCGGCTCTGACACCGAGATGCGCGCGGCCACCTCGTTCGCACGCACCTCAGGGCCGTGGAGCCAGTACTGAGCGGGAGTCAACCCCTCGGCGTACGACCTGTCGAAGAAGTGGTTGACCAGACCCTCGCGAGGATGCACGGACGCGAGCGGGGTCGAGACGATCTTCATCAGCTGCGCCGGGTTGCCACGCGCGCCGGAGAGCGCCATGTGTGTCATCGAGCCAGGATGTTGCTTGGTGTGCTCGATGATCTTTGCCTGCGTCTCCAGGATGATCTTCTCGCGCTCAGCCGGAGTCTTCGCCTTCTCGAACGCCGCCTTCGCGGGCTTGAGGATCGCGTCGCGCTCCACGTAGTTGGGGCGGATGTCCTTGAGCCCCACCGAGATGCCTTCGAGCGTGGCGAGCTCATCGCCGCGCTGCTTGATCGCGAGGGCCGTACGGACGTAGGCGGTCGGGTCGTTTCGCGCGAGGTCGACCACGTGATCGTGGAGGCCACGGTTGGTCACCGGGCCGTCCATCTTGTAACCCTCGGGGAGGGTCGAGTTGATCAGGTGCTGCGCGAACGTCTTGGCCATGGTTCAGAACCCCAGGGTGCGGAGCATAGCAGTCTTGCCCGCTTCGCGAGCCTTCTCTGCGTCAGGCTTGTCGGCGAAGTGCCGATACGCCGTATAGGCCAGGGTCGGGAGAGCGACCGCAGCACCCAAGGTGAGGTTGCGACGGAGGTTGGACGTGGGGGCGGCGGCAGGCGCGTGCGTGGCAGGCGCAGGCACAGGCGCAGGCGCAGGCGCGTGCGTGGCAGGCGCAGGAGCCTTCGGCGTTTCAGCTGCACGCGCATCCATCTTTTCGCCCATGCGAATGAACGCCTGACTAACTTCGGAGGCGTGGGTGCGCGCCGCCTCAGCGTTGTCTACCGCGACGGCCAAGGGGGTCTTGATGTGGGTATCCCGCGCCTTGGTTGCCGCAGCCAACCGCGCCGCAGATTCAGACGCGAGTTGTTCCGCGAATCGACGCTCCGACTCCCGCAGCTCTTGCTCCATCTTTAGCTGAGTCCACTTGCGATGGCTGTTGCTCTCGATCCGATTGATCGCGCCGACAATAGGCCCCGCGTTGATCGTACGGAGCCTGTTGGCTTCTTGGACTCTTTGTGTGTATTGAACAGCCGCTGGCTCTCCCTGCGCAGCCAGCCGCTTGATCTGGCCGAGCGTCGCATCGGCATGCGGGCTCTGTTCCATAACCTGATCTGCCTTCGACCACGTGCGACGGGCCGCAGCATCCGTAAGATCGTAGAGCTTTGACAGGCGATCACGTACGTCAGGATCCGTACTGTCCTTCAACGACTCCAGCCGCGCGCCGACCCACTCAGGACTGACTGCGAGCTTCTCCCAACTCGCAGCTTTCCCCATCTCAAACCCACCCCCCGCGTCGTACGCCGCCCGCGCCTTCAGCACATGCACGAGCTCGGGGTTGTTGTACGCCCACTCCTGTGCAGGAGTGGGGCTGTGTGCGAGCACGCCATGGAGACCGCCCAGCACACCGCCCACGACGGCTCCTGCCCTGGGTGAGCCCAGCGCCGTCCCCGCGATCAGGCCCGCGCCTGTGCCGGTGAGCGCATCACTCACGGGGGTCACTGCGTGTCGGATCTGGTGCGGGATGCGCTTCAGCCAGGGCTGCTGTTGGAACAGCACCTCGTTTTCGACCATGCTCTGGTAGGGGCTCTCGTAGGGCACAGGATCACCGTGTCTGGATGGTGGAGGGGGAGAAGCGGATCAGGGGCTCAGCTTGCGGCGTGACCGGCGTGTAGGTGGTCTTGGGGGTCGCCAGATCCTTGCCGTAGCCGAAGTTTGAGGTGCGAAAGAGCTGCGCGAGGAATGCCCCCGGATCCGGAGCGTGTTCGAGCAGCGCGAGCTTCTTCAGGGTGTCGTTCGCGCCCTGGCGGAAGGCGTGGTCCACGCTGGAGAAGCGACCGCCCCCGGAGCGCATGGGGCGCTGGAGCTTGACCTCCATATTCATCACGCACCCCCAAGGTAGCGGCGCAGATCCTGGACATGCGCCAGGGTGTTACGCCCGCCGTCTTCGAAGAAGGTCGTGAGCGCCGCGAGCTCTCCCTGCGTCGCCGGAGGTTCGGTCGAGAGGACAGCGGCGCAGTTGGCCCAGCCGTCGAGGACCTGTGTCTCCAGACCCAGCAGGGCCTCGATGGCGGGGCGCGCGGCCTTCAGCGGGGCCGTGGGCACAGACACGCCCTGGGGATAGGACTCTGTGCCCATCGAGGCGAGGGTGCGATGGAGCTCGTAGATCCACGCCTTGAGGTCTTTCGCGTGCGTCTTGAAGTGTTCGTAGAGCCCATCGCGCTCGATGCACTGGAGCTGGTCCCCGTAGGTCATGTACGCCAGCAGTACGGCGTATTGAATCTGGAGCAGCCCGATGATCGCCTGCGGCAGCGCGGGCGGCTGCGGAGGCAACTCAGGCTGCGGGGCCATCTCGGGCTGCGGAGCCATCTCCGGGGGGAGATCCTCCGCTGCCTTGAGGTGTCGGTTGATCTCGTCGATGAGCTCTTGCTCGAACATGCTCTAGGATACCTCGATCGGGTCGTTCGCAGCGAGCTCTCCGCGTTTGTAAGCCGCGATGGCCTCCTCCATCGACTTGAAGTGGCGCACGGGCTTGTTCGAGGGGGCTAGCTTCGAGCCATGGGTGAAGCCGATGATCGCTTCGTGCTGCGGGAACGCGAGGATCTTGTTCCGCGTGTTGTCCGCGAGCAGCATGTTGGACAGGGTCATCTTCTTCGCGTCGGCGATGGCGTCGTGGGTGACGGGGGCGTGGACTTGGAGGGTGTTGGAGAGAATGACGCCTTCGACGTTCATGAACGTCTCATAGCCGGGGACCGTGAGATCGTAGCCGTCTTCGACGATGCCGGTCTCCCGAAACTCCGTGACTTGGTCCCAGCGTACCGTCTTGTTGTCAACGAGCTCGATCCAGCGCCGCATCAGTCCGTCATCCGTCTCGCGCAGAGTGGGATGTAGTGTCAGAGTCTCCTCCGCGAATGCGCGCGCCACGTAACCCTTCTTGATAGACTGGTACCACTTCGCATAATCCGAACCACCGCTCTTGAAGAGGCGGCTGAGCTGCTTCGCGAGCGTAGCAGGTACCGGCAGGAGGTTCGTTGCGTTGTACGAAGCGTTGGCTTCCGGAGGGTCTGCTTGAAACTCCCGGAACTTCACTGACTTCTCAGTGTGAACCAGGGGGAGCGGTCCGAAGCGGCCGAGCTCGACTGTGGAGAAGTTGACGACGTAGTGAGGCTCACCCAGCGGCGTCTTAGCCGGAGTGACTTTCGCGCGCAAACCCAGCGATTGAGCCAGCAGTACGATCTCTCGCGCGAGGCGCCCACTTCGGCTGGAATAGTTCACCATCCACTGCGGCTTCTTCTTGCCGTGGCTGACTGACACAGACCCGTCTGTGTCGATGAGGCCAGCCAGGAGCCCCCGACGGAATGCGTACGTCGTACGCAGGAACCACGTAGGGAGGTGCTTGTTCTCAGCACCATGACCGAACATACCCTGGAACCGAGAAGACAACAGCGTGCCGGGTTCACTGGTGGCGCACGTGACCTCTGAGTCCCCGAATCCACCGCTCGCGTCGTGCCCATAGACTACGAACTTGATCGGTACCCCAGGGAACAGTGAGGGCAGGGCGGCGCGGAACTGCGCCTGGATCCCCTTGTTCATCCCGGCGAGACGCAGACGATAGGGCTCCACCCATCCGTTGCCGATCAACATTCCGATCAGGTGCCCGGCATCTTCAGTCAGGAGGAACGCTGGCGCCTTGTCGGTTGCCGGGAGGGTGTCGAGTGTGGCGCCGCCCCCATCGCCGATAGCGCCGTAGCTGACGGGTACGAAGACGCCCACGGACTCCGAGGGGCGCCGCCTGATGTAGTTCAGATTCGAATCCAGGCCGTAGACAGCGCGCGGATCGTCGTCGGAGAAGATCTGTCGTTCGGAGCCGAGCGTGATGATGACGCGCTCCCGTTGAGCATGGTGGGACCAGAGCGTGGGGTGCTGCACACAGATGCGCCCGGTAGCCTCGTCGAGAGCGAGAACCGACACATTCTCCGGCACGGCGTAGAAGGAGATGTGCCCATTCTGACTGACCTTCTCCCCGTGTGGGAAGTTCGCGAGATCGCAGAGGACGAGCTCTTGGTTGATGAGGGCAGGGACTTCGGTACGGAAGCGTGCGGCCATGTGATCCTCCATGAGAGGGAGACGAAGGTCTCCAGGGAGTACCACTGTAGCACTGTCAGTAACGAAGTCAAGGTATGAACCACGATTATGACAACCGCCAAAAGGCGGCTTTGCCAGAATCAAGATTACAGTTGAATCTTGATTATCCCCGTCGTAGTCAAGATTCAACCCCTTCTCGATAAACGGGTTCACCCGAATCGTCTTCCCTTGCACGGGTACGGCGTACGCCGACACGATCGACCACCGATGGAGCGTCGGCGCCCGATTGATCATCACCGGCCGCTCGCCGATCTCCTGCATGAACGCCGCCTTCGCCGAGGGCGTCTTCTTGAGTACGGCCTCCTTGGCTTCGAGCGCCGTGTGGCCCTGACGCACCATGCGCGCGATGATCAGCTTGTCGTACATCTGCCAGAGCATCTGCTCGGGGATGCCGACGTTGTCCATGCCCAAGGTCGGATCGGGCACCGCCGTGCCACGGCCCGACACGTCCTGGGTCTTGCGGATCACCTTGCGCTGAAAGAACCCGCCCTTGGGCGTGCCGACACCTGCGATGTTCGACAGGAAGCCCTTCACGCTCTGTCCGCGCAGCTCGTCGTTCTCCACGTCCTCTGTGCCGTAGAGCGCCGCCACTGCGTTGAACATCTGACGGCGGTGCTTGCCGATGTCGGACTCCAGCGCTGTGTTCTTCAGCGTGTGGTTCGAATCCATCACGTGCATGTACAGCTTGTTGGCGTCTGCGATCATCAGCTCCCCAGGGTTGTTCGGCTGAGCGATGATCGGTCGAAACACCGGAGGCACCACAGGCACCTTCGATACGACGTACGCGTCGTGCGGCTTGTAGCCGTGAGCGTTCAGTGCGTCGAGGTACTTGATCTGCTTGACGGTGTCGTTGAGGTCTGCGCCCTTCGCGGTCTTCAGGCGCGCGTGCAGATCCTTGAGCTTCTGGTCGGTGTCGAGCGCCTTCAGTTCCTTGTGAAACCACGCGCCACCGTGCGTCTGGAGCTTCTCGTCGAAGCCCTTCTCCGTGAGCCCGAGCAGGCGCCGCACCGGCTCCTTGAACACCGGGTGAGGGATGGGCTCGTGGAGGTCGATGTGCGAATACAACGTCCCACCAAGCCCCCCGGTGAGCCTCGGGTCGAACAGACCCCCAGCCTCGGGCTTGAGGTTCTTCGCGATGAGCGTCTCCGGCTTCTTGATCTCGCCGGTCGATCGCGCCAGGATGTCCTTGTCGGTGAGCGGCAGCAGCTGGAACTTGGAGCCACGCTGATCCACCTTCAGCCCCGCGCCCTCCAGCATCCCCACGAACTTCTTGAAGGCGAACGGGGACTTCGCGGCAGGGAGCGGGAGGCCCAGCTGGATCGCCCGCCAGAACTCGTCGTTCTTCTGCCCCTTGATCGCGGACGCCTCGCGCAGGAAGTTGCGCGCGTTGTGCGCGATCAACGCGTCGAACTCCATCTTCCCGATACCCTTGGCGGACTCTTCGCCCCCGGTCTTCAGGGGCTGTTCATTGAGATCGTACGGCCCAACACCGTGCCCCGAGAAGTTCGTGTCGGTGCTCTTGAACAGCTTGTAGATGAACTGGCGCCCGACGAACACGCCCGCGCCGTCCGGGCCCTTGATGTGACGCTTCAACACCGGGTCGTAGAGGTGCTCCTTGTCCTTGATGTTGTGCTTCTTGAGCTGCTCAGCGGTCCAGGCTTCCAGGTTCCTCGGCATGTTGTTGTCGAAGACGATCGGCTTGCCCGTCTTCTCAACGACCTTGCCCAGCGCGGTCTCCAACACCTGTGAGGGGTTGATGCGCGAGATCACGCCTGCGCTCGTCAGGAGGAGGTCGATCGTGTTGCCCGCTTCGTCCTTCAGCATCTCGTGATCAGGGAGGATCTTCGCCACGACGCCCTTGTTGCCGTGGCGACCCGCGAGCTTGTCCCCCACCTGCATCTGCTCGATGGTCTTCACCAGGACCGCGATCTGGGATCCCGTACGGACCACGTCGATCACCTCACCCGGAGTGCCGTGGTTCCAGGTGAGCGCGACCTCCTGATAGGGGCGGGCGAGCGCCTTGGAGATGCGCCCCAGGATGGCATCGGTGCCGACAACCTGGGTCTTCACGAGTCCGCAGACCAGGAGGTCCTTCGGGTTGACCCGCACCCCCTTCTTGACCACGCCATGCGTGTCCAGTACGCCGTATTGCGCAGGGCTGTACTTCGTCCCGTAGTAGAACTGGTGCCGCTCCTTGCTGAACTCCATGCCGACCGGGATGGAGAACACCTCGCGGTACACGTGCTCGCTCGTGAGCTTCTTGGCGCACGCCTCGCTGATCACCACGGCGTCGTTCGAGTTCAGGCCGTAGTGGGGGACGTACGCCACGCGGAGGTTGCGCCCGAGCGCGAGGACGCCGTCCTTCGTGTAGTTGGAATCGCCCATGCGCTGCCCAGCTACCACAGTGTCGCCGGGCTTGACGCTCAGCGTGTGGTTCAGACTGGTCTTCGAAGGGAACGGGAAGTTCTGGCTGTACGGCACGCGGACGAGTCCGTCGTCCTTTGTCGCGGCGGTCTTCTCGACCTGATCGTCCTCGTCCTTGAAGTGCGCGATGCTCTTGGTCAGCGCGTCCCACGACGCGTAGTCGCGTCGGTTGACGCACCGGGTCTTGGGCTTGCGCTCGATCTGCGTGAGGACGAGATGCACCTCATTGCTTGGCACCCCGACGACGTACTTCGTGTCCCGCTTGACCCACACACCCTTCGCGTTCTGCTCCTCGGTGTCGACGGAAACGAACGCGCCGTCTTTGTCCGACCCCACCCAGAAGTCGAGGGAGTCGCCGTCGGGACCGACGTACCCCGGGAGGTAGCCGTAGTCGCAGGGGAACGGGTGGCCGAAGGGCTTGGCGCCCTTGGGGATCTCGACGTGGAACGTGAACGGGCCGAAAGAGCGAACCTTGACGGTGGGGCGGTCTTCGGCGGTCTTTTCGACATACGCCACGAACTCAGCCGCCTCTTTAGCGGTAGGCACATACCCCGGCGCTCGAACTTCGACGTTCGACAGACGCCGCACGGCATCAACGTGTGGTGCGTAGTAGTCGTACAGACCGGCTCCGTGTGCTTGGCGCCGCCCCACATCCTCGGGAACCCCGCGTGATGCCGCCTGCGCCACTTCGCGCTGGAGTCTCGCGTTGAGAATGTGCTCGCGCGGGGCGTCCATCAAGACAACGCGGTGCCCTGCCATACGATCCGGCGTCAACAACGCGGACGTGCCTTCGATGATGTGCGGTACCGACAGCGTCAAACTACGGTCGACCGCCTCGCGCGACAGGCGTTCTGCGGTTGGTGTGTCCCCCAACTTGCGCGCGGCCAACAGCCCGGGGGCGTCGTCGAGCCGGTGAACGGGTAGTCCCGTTTCAGACGACAGACTCTTGGCGTAGGTCGACTTCCCGGAGCCCGAATGACCCGTGACGAAGATGTGTCGCACATCCGCGTGTGTCGCCTTCTTCACCCCCTCCGGCCGAATGTGAATCCACCCATCCTCGATCTTCACCACCTTCCCACTGACCGGCGCCCTCGGCGCGATCATGTGCCCGTACATCGCCTCGAAGCTGATCTCACCCGGCAGGTGGCTCTTCGACTGCACGAAGGGGGCTTCCCGCTCGATGAGCGGCAACGCCTGGGTGCCCATCTTCGACGCCATGATCGCGCGGTTGCCCTGCATGCCGTGGATCAGCGGCAGGAGTGTGGTCGCAGGGGAATAGAGGTGCGAGGTGTGAGCGATTTGGTGCGTCACCGTGCTCGCAGGCACGCGCTCGACACGCCCGTTCTTGAAGGCGTCGACCGTCCCCTTGAGCTCTTCGCCGGGGAACGCCACCACGTACTTCCGCAGGTCTCCGGCGCGCAGGAACTCCTCACGCTTCGTCTTCACGTTCGTGGCGACGGTGTAGAGGTTGCCAGCCTCGTCGCGGTGGGCGGCGATGGTGGCGCGAATGTCCACTCCGGAGTGACTGGAGTTGCCGGTCCAATACGGCGTACAACCGTTTCGGCGGACATAGAGGAGCCCCCCAGGGACGGTCGCGCAGTAGACCATGCCGCGATAGGGCTGTACTGAGGTGCTGAGTGCGCTCTCATACACGGAGTCGAAGTTCGGGTCCTCCGTAGGGAAGTACCACTGGGTCGCGCCCTGAAGTTCCCACGCTTGCACGAAGGCGTCATCTGCAAGCTCGGTCGCACGCCCGTATACACGGTGGTTCGGTGTGACCACGCAGTCGATATGCTCACCTGTCATGTGACACATGAGCCCTTCGTAGGGCTCACGCACGATACGCTCAGGGAGCTGGAATACGCGGAGGTCCCCCGCCATCGTCAGGAACGCGTCCGAGTCACTCACATCGTCCCAACGCGCCCACCCCCGTTGAGTGCAGACTTCGACGTCAGGCGGAAAACACTCAGGCGTACGGATCGGATCCAGTGCTCCGAAGTGCGTGTTGTGGATCATGCGCGCGTCAAGCGGAATGGCTCGATCCGAGGGGATTCCACCCTCTCCAAGGCTCGTCACCTTCACCGCGTGATCGATCAGTTCGAGCGGGTTGATCGCAGTCGGCACCGCCGCCAGCGAGCCGGTCGTGATGAACTTTCGCACGCCATCCGAGAAGGGCGCAGGGCGCAACGCCTCGTGAATCGTGCCCTTGGTCGCGAGGGCGAGCTTCGCCTTCGGCACCCAGGCGCGCGCGGTGAGCTTGATCCGTTCGTGCAGAAAGTCGTCCAGCGAGTGGAAGGTCTTGTAGGTCAACGCGTCGGTGTCATCGGTGGCCTTGTGACCGCCGTGGACATCGAGCACCTTCCGTGCCGCCGTCAGCAGCGCCTCGGGGGTGACTTTTGAATACGCCGTACCGAGAGTCGCCTCCGTCACGTGGGGGTCGAGCGTGGTCACGTCCCACTTCTTGCGGATCGCCTCCACCTTCTCCGCGTGCGGGAGGTTCGCGTTGAACAGCGCGGGGTGCTCCAGCTTCGCGTAGAGCTTCCCGGTCGCGCGTTCCTCCTCCTTGCCGTGGTAGGTCTGGTTGGCCTTGGCCACCGCGTCGCCGAGGTGGTGGGCGATGGTCTCGTGGCTGACGCCCGCCGCGCGGAGCACGGGGTAGAGCGGGATGTTGGAGGTCCCCAGCTGGACGTGGAAGGTGCCCTTGTCGGGTGTGAAGCCCAGGTTGAAGTTGCTGCCGCGCCCCAGGTTGAAGATCGCCCGCAGCTCGCCGTTGTCGGCGCGCGCCGTGTACACGCCCGGCTTGCGCCGAAGCTGGTTGGCGACTTGATACTCGTTGCCGCCCATGATCAACGTGTGACGCTCGGTCAGATGGGGCACGTGTACGAGGGTGAAGTTCTTCGCCGTGTCGACGACCTTGCCCTCCTTGTCCTTGAGGACGAGGGTGCCCTTCACCGCTTCCTGAAGGGTGCCTTCGCGCATCAGCGCGTTGTACTGGTCGATCGGGCTGAACTGCCGCGTGACGACCTTGAGGTCTTGCACCTCCAGCGTCCCGTTGCGGAGCGTGAGCGGGAAGGTCGACGCGATCGCCGAGATCGACTTCTCGTGCATGCGCTGACGGATCACGCTGGCGTCGGTCAAGATAGGCGTGGGTTCTGACACCCCAGAAGTTTACGGCGTATTCGGGTAGAAGACAATGCGGACAGTTTCCCCTCCGCAGAGGTACGTAGTGACCATCGTCTCTGTGTTCAAGTTCCTGATCGTACTGCTCTGAGCGACGCCCCAGGCGTGGGGCGCTAGAGCACCGGGAGAATGACGGCTTCGAGTTGTGGAGGCCCCTGGGGAAACCCCGGGGGCCTTCGCGACATCATCTCTTTGGGGATAAGACCACCCAGGAGACCAGAACCTGCGTGACTCCGTTCACCAGCGTGTTCGGAACGCTCGTCCCGATCACGACCTCTCCTGCACTGGCCCGCGCCATCAAGCGCTGAAGATCCTTCAGACGCGTGTGCGGGCAGATGTACTCCTCGTTGTTGTCGGGAATCAGGTCTGTCGTTTCACGTTTCTCGTCTTCATCTTCGCTGCTGAAGAGCCGCCGCTTGCAGAACACGCAGGTCATCAGCGGGCGGTAGATGACGAAGACTTCCATGTGCGCGGACAGCGGGCGCATGGGAGCCTGCGGACCCATCGGTCCGCGCGGCGCTCCGGGTTGGTCCTCTTCATAGCTCCGGGCCTGGGTACCGAAGGCTTTCTTGTACGGGTCTGTGGTGCTCATACGGGCGCTCCTTGCTGGGCGCCTCCGCGCTCCAGATCCGCCAAGATTACCATCACGACCGCGTAAGCAACCCGGTCTTCCTTTTCCAGGGCGATCAAACGACTCTTTCGCGAACTCGGATCCAGCGCAGCCAGTTCTTGCGCCAGCGGGGCGTTCATGCTGAACACCTGCTGTTGATCGTACGCCGTACCGCCGCCACCCATCAACGCCTTGCGCTGCGCGGATGCGGAGAGCGACGACTGCTCCTTGGCGATCAAGATCTCCGTCTCAGCGCGCGAGCGTGCGTCGCTCAGCGTCTCCTGCTTGATGAGTTCACGCTCATGCGCGAGGTCCACGTCCACCGACTGAGAGACCGTCGTCTTGCTCACCGATCCGGCCTGCCAGAGCTGGATGAGCAGCTGCTTGTTGGTCAGATCGTCGAGGAGCTTGAACTCCACGAGCTTGGTCGGAACGCTCTTCCAGCCGAGGAACGTGGTCGCACGTCGCTCGACCCACGCCACCAGACCGTTGAGGTCTTCGGTGTGCGTGCGGAGCTGGTTCTCGATCATCCGCAGATCGACCTCGCCGCTGCGCCGCCCCATGCCGCCCACCGCGAACTCATAGGGAACGCCCAGCGAGAGGATGATTGACTTCTCGGCCTCTTGTAGCTCGCCGAGTGTCAGGAGAGTACGCCCGTCGCCGCCGATGTTCTGCACGCCGATGGGGATGGGGGCGAACATCGCGCGCAGCGGATCTCTCCGGTGCATCCGCATGTTCTCCTGGATCTCATCCTTCCAACGCCCCAGGTTCAGAGTCGTTATCGGGTCGCCCTGACCGCTCGCCGCCATGGGGTGAATCACGCGGAAGGGAGTGATGTACTCCAGCGCGATCGCCTCGTTCGCACGCCGCAGAGTTGCCGCGAACATGAACAGCTTGATTGCCGCCACGAGCGGCGGGAGACCCCACTGGCCATCCAGCCCCGCAGGCGCAGGCTTACGCATGTGATACACGTTCGACGGGTCCAGCTTGATGACCTTGCCGTTGCGCATGGCCTGGAGGACTTCGATCGGCGTGTGATTGATGTGGAGCTTGACGCCTGCACGCACCTTGACCACATCGGCGCGCGGGATCTGGTAGTAGTACTCGGTCTCCCCTGTGGTACGGTTCTGGTCGATGTCCACGAGCAGAGGATCGAGCCGCAGCAGCCGGATCTTGGAGGAGTCCTTGAGCTGTGTGTCCTTCACTTTCGACAGGACTCGCGTCACCCCGCACTTGCGGCAGTCGTGACGGAACTCGGTCTTGTCGAGGTTGAACGAGTAGTCCGCCGCCTCGATGTTCTCTGGCGTGTGGCATCGAGTGCAGATCAGGTCACGCTGAATCGGTTCGTACATCGTGACGATGGAGTTCCCGGTCAGCTGGAGGTCGAACGAGGCCATCGTCAGAAAGCCGCACAGCCGAAGCTGCTCGTTGAAGAGCTTCTCGTGCTGCTTGAGCTCGGTCTCGACGACGGTCTCGAACACCAAGCGCGTGATCGGGATCTCACCGAACTTGCGCAGGACTCCGTAGATGTGGGCGCTGTTGATGCCGACGAACTGCGCGAGCTTGAAGAGCTCCTTCAGGCGCCTGGGGGTCAGCGCCGTGAAGTAGTCGTACATCGGGTTCGGGTGTGTGTTCCCCCGAGGCCCGCCAAAACTCATGAATGATTCGTCGTACACCAGGGAAGGATAGGCACATGATCGTAAGTGGCACAATGATTCAAGGCGCCGCCGCGTTCGTGGTGCGCGGCGAGCCTCAGGACGGCACCAAGCGCGTGAGCCACGGCACCTACATCCCCGAGCTCAACGCGTGGGTGTTCCCGGCGTACTACCCTTTTGGGTTGCGCGTCCTGCGCGACCTCCGCGTCGTATACGGCGTATTGCACCAGGACGCCGCCGCACAGGCTCACGAGCGGAATCTACAGACGGAAGCCACCAAGTGGGAGGACCCGGCATCATCGGACCTCGCGGACTTGCCTCCCGACTTCTTCTCGTCGGACTTCCCTCCGTACAGCTACCAGCGTGCGGGCATCGCACGAATCCGACACTGGCCCCGATGCTGGTTCCAGTGGGACATGGGCACGGGCAAGACGCGCACCGCCATCGACGGGCTGCGCGTCTTGCGGCACGATGGCCACTTCAAGCGTGCTCTCGTGATCGGTCCGCCTGTGGTCATGGACGGCTGGGCCCGCGAAGCGCTCCGCGCGACACGCAACCAGTGGAAGGTCGTGAGATGGGACGGCTCCGACGAAGCGTGTGAGGCGGCGAAGACGGCCGACATCGTCCTCGCGACGTACACGCGCTGTCAGCTGGAGGCGCAGTTCGAGGTAGGAGATCCGCTTATCGGCGTCGATGTTATCCACGCCCCTGAGCGCAGTCGCCTGCTCGAACTGGACTACGACACGATCATCGTGGACGAGTCCCACGTCCTGGGCAACCCGGAGAGCAAGCCGACGACGGCAGTTTTCGAGCTCGCCTCGCGCGCCGTACGGCGTATTGCTCTCACCGGCACTCCCGGCGAGACGCCGGGGAAGATCTACGCGCAGATCAAGTTTCTCGCCTCCTGGCTCCTGCCCTACTCCTGGACGAAGTTTCAGGAGCGCTACTACGTGTTCAATGCGCGCGGCACCCGCAAAGTGCTGGTCGGCTACCAGAACCTCCAGGAGATCAACGCGGTCGTTGACTCGGTCGTCACCCGGATGAAGAAGAAAGATTGCCTGGATCTGCCCGAGCAGGTGATCGTGGATGTCACGTACGATCTGGGACGAAACCAGCGGGCACGCTACAACGAACTCGTCGCGACGATGCGCGCGTCCATCACCCCGGATGGTCAGTATCTGCAACCCGTCGAAGAGCGTATGGGGTCGGATCTCGACCCGCTCTTCCAGGTCCCCCACGGCGCCGCCCGGGTCAACAAGCTGTTGCAGCTGGTGTCGGGGTTCATGTACGACAAGGCGGACACGATGGTGTGCGATGCGTGTCCGCGCATGCAGCACTGCGTCGAAGAGGACATCAAGCCGTACACCAAGAAGTGCGTTCCGTTCCCCAAGGCGATCAAGCCAAAGGCGATTCGGGACGTGGAGAACCCCAAGCTGGAGGTGTTCGAGGATCTCTTGCGCACGATCCTTCAGGAAGACCCGACCAATAAAGTCCTGTGCTGGGGGTGTTTCGGGCCCGAGCTCGACGACATGGAGCGCGTCGCAAAGTCCATGGGTGTCAAGACCGTTCGACTCGACGGCTCGACATCTGGGAAGACCGGACTGATCGAAGCCGCGATCCGAGAAGACCCGGAGTGCCGCGTGCTGATCGGCATCATCAGCGCTGCGGTGGGCATCAATCTTCAGCAGGCGAACTACACGATGGTGTACTCTCTGCCCTGGAAGCCGCTCCAGTACGATCAAGCCTTGGAGCGGAACAACCGCCCGGGACAGTTGCGCAAGATGACGGTCTACCGACTGCTCAGCTCCAGGAAGAGCGGCGTCGTTGCCGACCGCTTTGTCGAGGCGTCGTTCCGGTTCAAGCGGAGCGTCGGCCTCACCATGTCGGATGCGATCGCGTGCACCTCGTGCGACCGCATCGACACGTGCTATGACGAACAGATCGTCCCATTCGGGAAGGGCTGCAAGTACGCGGCCTCAGTCACCAAACCCATTGCGAAGGTGGAAGAAGTATGAAGATGAAGATCGAGTACTCAGGGGAAGACATCGCGAAGCTGATCGGGCTGGATCTGCGCAAGCGGTTCCCCGGGCAGATCGCGCCGGAGGGCATCGCCCACGACCCCATCCCGATCGTCGAGGTCAGCGTGTCGCTCAGCGAAACGCCCATCGTCGAGGTGCCTCGCATCACCGAGACGCCGATCGTCGTCAAGACGCCCTCCGAACTGCCCGAACCCAAGCGTGCCCACCCACGGAGCTCCGACGACCTGATCCCGCTCCCTCAGCGTCCGCAGCCGCACTCATCGCGCCCGTTCGACCCGGACGCCCCGCAGCCGGTGTCGGGCATCGAAGCCTGGGGGATCAAGCCCCGTGGATAAGTACGGCGTAAAAACAGACGAAGATCTGGTAGAAGAGCCCGCACCGAAGACTTTACGCCGTATTGGAGTCGTGGCACAACCTACCTCGTGCCCCCAATGCCAAAGTCCCGTGCCGCCCCCAAGCCCCGAGTCCAGTCTGCGGAGATGCCCGAACTGCGGGACAGCGCCTTTCGAGCGCTGATTCGTGGGGAGTACGTCTTCGCCGACGCCGAGCTGCACCGGCAGCTCGTGGGGCACCTCTTCTTTGTTTTGGTCGCAGCCCCTGCGTCAGACGCAGCGATTGCCCAGGACTTCTATCACTGCTACCGCCATCTGGCAGAAGGAGGACGTGTGGATCGCATCCCCGTCACCGTCGTGCCAGTTCAACCCATAGCTGCCGCGCTAGGGCGGATTCTACGTCGCGAGCAGCAACCCATCGGATATCAACAAGAGGACCGCGATCATGACCAAGAGCACCAACGACAAGAAGAAGACCGAGACCAAGAAGCCCGCCGAGACCGAGGCGGCGCCCGAAGCGTCGAAGAAGAAGGCATCACGCGCCACCGCCGAAGCGTCTGACCAGGGCTTCGCGACCGCGTTCAGCCCCTGGGAGTTCACCCCCGTCGAGCCCGGTCAGGTGACCGTGAAGACCTCCACACTCCTGTCGATCTTCGACACGCGCGCCGAGCCGCCCACCGACAAGCAGCTGTCCGCCCTCTTCGAGACCACGAAGACGGGGATCACGTCTCCGGTGCGCTTCACGCGCATGCGCTTCATCGGCCCCGACGGGGAGTACCCGGTGTCGCCGATCCCGGGCGAGATGATCAAGCTGAAGAGGGGGGAGGTCTACAACGTCCTCAGCTTCGGCCGCTGCCGTACGCGCGCCGGTCTGCACCACGGCTTCACCGAGATGCAGGCGACCCTCGCGTCCTACGAGAACTGGACTCAGATGGTGACCGACGCGCACGTCGAGAACGTCGCCCGGAAGAACCAGAGCCAGTGGGACCTCTCGTGCACCGTGCACCGCTTCTCGCTCGCCGGGAAGACCCAGGCCGAGATCGCCACGGCGCTCTCGCCCAGCGTGAGCGCCGGGAAGGTCTCGCACTACGTCGCCGTGTTCGCGCTCCCCGAGCCGGTCCAGGCGATGTACCGGGACGAGGCGATCACCGTGACGCACGCGCGGCACCTGCGCCCGCACGCGGCGGATCCGGACTACGTCATCCGGATGGCCAACCTCGCCGTCGAGAAGGGGTGGTCGGGCGAGGACATGAACAAGCACATCCAGGAGGAGCTGGAGGCGGCGCAGAAGAAGGGCAAGGACAAGACCGAGACGCCGCCGACGCCGCGCGTCCGCCGCCTCGACTTCAGCGAGGTCGCCCTGGACCCCTGCGACCTCGGTGTGGTCCGCACCGTCCTCTCGAACGTGGATGCCGCCGCGAAGGTCAAGGCCGCGCACGCCAAGTCCTACAAGTCGAGCGGCGACACCGAGCGCTTCATCAAGGCGAACGCGCGGGCGCAGTACCTCAAGGGCCTGCGCGAGGGCATCATGATGGCGTTCAGCGCCACCGAGATCCCCGAGGGCTTCAAGAAGGTCGACGAGGAGGAGGCTCCCGAGGGGGCCGAGACCGAGACCGAGACCGAGGAGTGATCACTCCGTCCCAAGATCTTCTCTGATCGAGTCCTCTCCGCAGAGCGCGGCCCAATCCCTCAGGCGGGCGATGCCGCGCTCATACAACACCTCGACCTCACTGGGCATCACCAGTGAGCGATCGAGGGTGTAGAAGATCAGTGCAATCTCCTGAAACGTCTTGGGTGTGCTCCGCATACCCAGGACGTACAGCACTACCAGACGCTCCCGAAGCGGAAGCTCGGCAGCGGTGAGGTAGCGCATGGCGCGGGCGTCGTTGGCGCTGGCGTCGCGTGCAGTATCAGCGTCGGATGCGAGTTCGTAGTCGTCCAAAGAGGAGATCGTCGGCGGGATGCCATCCCCCTGTTCTTTGCCTCCCTCGTCTACGGCCTTTGCGTCCTTCCGTCTACGGTGTACGGAGATGTTCACATCCTCCTTCCGATACAGGACACCGTTGATCTTCACGCGTACCCAGTAGTAGGCGAATGTCAGAAACTGCGTCCCCACCGAGAGTTCGAACTTCTGGATCGCGCAGAGAAGCCCCTCGTTCCCTGCGCTGATCAGGTCTGGCAGAAGTTCGGCATCGCGTGTGCGCTTCCTCGCCTCCCCGATCACAAACCGCAGATACCCTTTGGCGATGCGCCCGCTCAACGCAGTCATCTGCGTTTGGATCTGGTGCTTCGCATGATCCGTGGACGCCACGTACAGCTTCTGCTTGAGTTCCGCGTACCGCGTAAAGTTCTTCTTTGCCTCTTGAGGCGTCGGGAGGGCGTGTGCGCTGACCTCTGCGAAGTAACGTTCAGTGGTGTTCCGCATGATCTTGATATACCATATAGCTTCTGGGGTGGGTAACATCAACAAGTCGAGCAAGTGAGACAACATGACCAAGAAGACCGAGAAGACTGAGAAGGCCGTCGAGACCACCGAGGCTCCGGAGACCGTGCCCACCGAGACCGTGCCTGCACCCGCTGAGGCTCCCGCAGCCGCGACGGAGATCGTCGTCGCCGCTCCTGCGGCCATCATCACGCAGGCGGAGCCCGAGTACCCGGCCGTCCTCGACACGCAGGTCGAGTTCGATCCGTACGGCCCCTACGCCAAGCTGATCCTCCTGAAGCGGTTCCCGCACGCCACCAAGAGCCTCCAGCGCTACGTGGCAGTCACTCCCGAGCGCGTCATGGCGGTGATCGAGGAGCTCCCCGAGCCCTTCCGCGCCAACATGATCGCCGCCTTCGAGCGGATGAACCCCGACACCACGGGCATGCACCTCGCGCGCGAGCGTGCGATGCAGTTCTTCGACGCCAAGCTCAACCAGGGCACCGGCAACGACCAGCAGCGCCCGGAGACCGCCCCCCAGGGCGGCTACTACTCGCGCGACGAGCGCATCCTGAGCGCCGGGAGCGCGGCCATGGCGAAGGCCATGAACCTCCCCCAGGCGTTCGAGGTCTACGTGGTCGGCGTGGTCGAGGGCCGCTCCCTCTGGGAGCCCAAGAAGAAGGACGGCGAGCCCGACGACAACGCGTCGAAGCTCCCGCTCTGCTCCTCGCTCGACCAGAAGCGCGGGTCCGCGTACGGCGTATGCGAGGCGTGCGCCTACAAGCCCGTCTACGTCAAGAACGCCCCCAAGCCGGAGCTCGCGTGCACGAACGAGATCCAGTTCTACGTCGTCCCCGCCGACTTCAGCGGCGTCTACCGCATGCGGTTCTCGAAGACCGCGATGGCCACCGCGCGGATGCTGGTGAAGAAGTTCCAGAGCGGCGGCTGGAAGTCTCTCTGGTCGCGCAAGGTCTCGTTCACGTCCAAGATCGAGGTGTCCACGACGGACAGCACGATCAAGTGGTACGAGCCGGTGGCCACGATCGGCGAGGATCACACGCCCGAGAACCTCAGCAGCGCGTTGCGGGTCTTCGCGCAGCTGGTCGAGACCATCGAGGTGTGGCCCTCGACGCGCCGCATCTACAACCTCTCCGACAACCCGAAGACGCCCGAGACCCCCAGCACCAACGTCACCGATGGCTCCGCGCTCGCGGCGGGTCTGGGCATCGGAAGTGGCCCGGCGCCCAAGCTGCCGGATCTCTCGGCGGCGGCGCCGAAGGTCAACGTCTGATGGCGAGCGTATCCGCAGAAGAGTTGCCGCCTGGGGTGTTGGAATACTTCCGAAGGGGGGTCTCTGACATCCGTACGTGCCAAGCGGCGAACGCACGCAGGCGCGCAATCCGCCTCGGCCTTTTGGAGGCTTGTGTCAGCTTTGGAGGGACCCGCTCGGACATCCCGTACACGAGCTACCGCCTGACTCCGAAGGGTGAGGCGCTTCTCCGCCAGATCGACCCCTGACCCCCTGCTGGCGCGCACCCACAACGCATACGGCGTTGTGGGTGCGCGCCGGTTCCGTTTCTTTTGAGTGAGGTTGCTGTGATCCTATCGCCGCTCGTGCTCAAGTACGCACCCTGGTCTTTGAGCAAGGCCGAAGTCCTTGCGCGTTGTTCTTCTCAGTTCACGTTCAAGTACGTGCGCAAGGTGAAAGAGTCCCACAAGGGGACGCAGGCGCGGGTGGGTGTGACGGCACACACCATTCAAGAGTTCGCGCTCTTGCGTCTGCCGGAACCCGAGGTGCTCACCGCATTCTCTCGCGAGCAGATGCAGATCGATCAACTCACCGAGTCTGAGGTGGTCGAGGTCTCCGGAAAGATCCCCGGCATCGTCGACTTCGTGAAGAACATGAAGCGAATCAAGGAGATGTACGGGGCCAAGAAGGAGTACATCGAGGCGAAGCTCGCCATGACGGCGGACTTCCAGGGCTGTTCGTTCGATGACCCGAAGTGCCTCATCCGAGGCGTTCTCGACTACGGGCTTCACACCGAGGCTGGTGTGCTGCTCCTGGTCGATCACAAGTCGGGGAAGCGCAAGCCCATCGAGCAGCACTCGATGCAGTTCTATGTGTACATGCTGCTCGCCATTGCCAACATGCCCGACATCCTGGGTGTGCAGTGTGCGATCAACTACTTCGGGGCGCCGGAGCTCGACTGGTTCCCTACATTCAGCGGTCGGCCGGGGCCCTGGACCCGGGACGACATCAAGAAGCACGTGGAGCCGTGGCTCACGCGCTACCTTAGCAAGCTGGCTTCTCCGCTTCTTTTGGTTGATCGAGACGAACCCACCCCCTCCACGGGGTGGCAATGTGAGTACTGCGGCTACAACGACGAGGCGCTCTGTCCGAAGGGCGCCGAGCAGGTGGCTGAGCGCAAGGCGAAGCGAAGTGGCGTCAACCCTGGCGTCTAGGAGGTTTCATGTCTCGTGGCAAAGGTGCCTCTACGCCGTCGCTCTCCAATCGGGACGCGGTTGAGCTG